ATGGTGACGGTTGCAGAGATCCGTTTGACTTGGCTGCCGCTGCAGAATGGGACTTTCTGCGCGATGCTCGGCATACATGAAGTCGCCTTTGTCATGAAACGTCAGGCCATGAGCGATTGGGCCTGGCGTATCTCACATTGCAACGGTACCGGTGAAACAGGCTTCCGCTACGCGCCGACGCTCGAGGGCGCCAAGGCGGAGGTCCTTGCCGGCATTCAGGAGTGGTTCCGTCAGGCGGGGTTTCAATGAACTTCACCGCCTCTGCCTGTGGGAGTAGAGCGGGATGAGGAGAAAAGTGTGCTGTTTTCCGCCCGCATCCCGCTCTAACTTCCTAGAGTCGATCACGTTCATGATGTCAGGTCGACCCGACCTGAAATCATCGTGATCCAGGGACTATTGGTGCTGCGTCAGTCGCTCGAAGTGGAAGCCGGGGTTTCTCCACCGCCGGAGCCGGTGTCCTGACCACCACCGGAGCCTTCGCCGCCGGAGCCGCCATCCTGACCGCCGCCGGAGCCGCTATCCTGGCCGCCGCCGGAACCGCTGTCCTGACCACCACCGGAGCCTTCGCCGCCGGAGCCGCCATCCTGGCCGCCGCCGGAACCGCTGTCCTGACCACCACCGGAGCCTTCGCCGCCGGAGCCGCCATCCTGACCGCCGCCGGAGCCGCTATCCTGGCCACCACCGGAGCCGGTATCCTGACCGCCACCTGAACCGCTGTCCTGACCGCCGCCGGAGCCTTCGCCACTGCCGGAGCCGCTATCCTGGCCGCCGCCGGAGCCACTGTCCTGACCGCCGCCGGAACCGGTATCCTGGCCGCCACCGGAGCCAGTCTCCTGACTTCCGCCTGGCGCGCTGCCGGCGTCGGCAACGACAAGGACGTCACCATGAGGACCGGCGAGCGCTGTACTCTGACGCAGGCCGTCATCGAACGACGCTAGTGAGGCAAATGGCGTGGCAACGACATAGGCGAGACCAAGCAATGAGCCGATGATAGTTTTTCCTGTTCTACGCATTGTCCTGCTTCCTTCCCTAAAGTTTAGGACATGTTTCGAACCTCAGCCTCCAGCGCGGCGCAGGATGGCACAGAAAGTGCTGGCTTACGCAATAATATTATAACTGACTGATCTGCAACAGAATATCCAGTTGCAGTCGCCGAGAGCTGCCCGATTTTGGCCACAAGATACAATCGACAGTATTAATTGCGAAGGAACAATACATCCAATAATCTGGTTCTGATCTGTTTCTTCTATCGGTTATATTAACGATCTCTCTTTCACTCGTCGATTGTGCACGTGATTTGCTACAAGCCTCGGGCCGCTGCCGCATGTAGCAATGGCAACGCAAAACGGGTTAAAAGGGATCAAACGAGAGCTGACGAGACATGATGGAATCGGTGCAAACTGACGGGAAGAGGGGAGAAAACAGGTACTTCAGGGGACCCGTTTTTGCCGTGGCGCCTATGATCGATTGGACTGAAATAACGATTAAATGACGTAAAAACAACGGCGTTTGTATTTTTGTAGCAAAATTGTAGCACGCCAATTGCGCTTTGGCAGCTTAGCCGGACATAAACGCCCGCTTTCTGCACGCAAAGTCGCAGTTCGGATGCCCCGCCGTTAGGGTGGTGAGTGGAATTTCGGAGCAACGAAGCGGGATGAGGAGAAAAGTGTGCCGCTTTTCCCGCATCCCGCTCTGACTTCGTAGAGTTGATCACGTTCATGATGTCGAGTCGACCCGACCCTAAACTATCGTGATCCAGCGACTATTGGTGCAGTATTAGTCGCTCGAAGTGGAAGCCGGGGTTTCGCCCCCACCGGAGCCGCTATCCTGGCCCCCACCGGAGCCGCTGTCCTGACCACCACCGGAGCCTTCGCCACCGCCGGAGCCGCTATCCTGGCCGCCGCCGGAACCGCTGTCCTGACCGCCGCCGGAGCCGCTGTCCTGACCACCACCGGAGCCTTCGCCGCCGCCGGAGCCTTCGCCACCGCCGGAGCCGCTATCCTGGCCGCCGCCGGAGCCGCTATCCTGACCACCGCCGGAGCCGCTATCCTGGCCGCCGCCGGAGCCGGTATCCTGGCCGCCACCGGAGCCTTCGCCGCCGCCGCCGGAGCCGGTATCCTGACCGCCGCCTAGCGCGCTGCCGGCGTCGGCAACGACAAGGACGTCACCATGAGGACCGGCAAGCGCTGTACTCTGACGCAGGCCGTCATCGAACGACGCCAGCGAGGCAAATGGCGTGGCAACGACATAGGCGAGACCAAGCAATGAGCCGATGATAGTTTTTCCTGTTCTACGCATTGTCCTGCTTCCTTCCCTAAAGTTTAGGACATGTTTCGAACCTCAGCCTCCAGCGCGGCGCAGGATGGCACAGAAAGTGCTGGCTTACGCAAGAATATTATAACTGACTGATCTGTAACAGAATATCCAGTTAGAGGCGCCGAGAGCTGCCCGATTTTGGCCACAAAATACAATTGAAAGTATTAATTGCGAAGGAACAATACATCCAATCATCTGGATCGATCTATTTTCTTCTATCGGTTATATTAACGATCTCTCTTTCACTCGACGATTGTACGCATTGTTGGTACAAAGCTTCGGATCGCGCTAGCACGGCGCAACGGGTTGAAGGCGATCAAACGAGAGCCGACAGAAAGGATGGAATCTGTGCGAAGAGACGGGAAGAGGGGAGAAAGCGGGAACGCGAGCACATTACATTTTCACCGGTGCAGTTGACGGAACTCCCTTAGTGCCGCCTCGCGCCGCAGATCCAGATAATCGGCCAGATCCTGCAAATAGACGCCTTTCTGGCACTTCTGAGATGTTTCCGCTCGTACCACCGGCAGGGCGATTTCACCCGTGCCGACCTTCCGGAGAAACTTGTCAGGCGTGAGGTGATTGAAATAGTCGCGGCAGACATCCTCGACCGGAATGATCGCCTTGCCGCCGTACTGCGCAAAAAGCAGGAAGGATGTCGAAAAGACCTGGCTGGTAATCGGGTCCGGGGTTCTCATCTCTACGCTTCCTCACACATGAATGCTGGTCCGCCGTTGTGGCCGATCACGCGGCGCTTCGCCTTTTCTCGACGCTTAGCGTTCTCCTTGCGGGTCACCATCTCGACGTGATCCTTTTCCGGCCTCACGCAAAGACGATTGCGGCAGGCGTGATCGAGTTCTTTTTTGCCGGGGATATAGCCGTGTTCGTTGGTCCACATGGCGATGTGCACAGCGACGGTCTGGCCGTCGAGAGACATGCGCGGGTAGCCCTTGCCTCGGCCCTTCTTGCCTGAGTCAGGACCGGTCCATACATAGCAGCCGGTCACCGGGTCGATCCAAACCCGCGCCATGATCTTCGCTCTGATGCGATCGCGCCTGCTGCTCATCCGCGCCGCCTCCATGCATCGAAGTGGCCGCGCAGGTCGCACCAGCGCTCTGCGGCTGCTGGATCTTCATTCAATCGCCGGCGCGAGCTTAGCCCGAGGACGGAGCGGACCTTCGTGGCGGCGCGCTCGTCTGTCAGAGGGCGCTCAAGGCCGTGGCACTCCTCAAGGAATTTCTTGAAAGCCGGTTCGCCGCATTTGATGGCGCACTCGGCCGCATAATTCTTCTCCGGCCGCTCTTCATAGCAGGCGAGCGCGCGCGTCTTCTCGGCCAGCCGCTCGACGAGCCGGGCATAGATCCGCAGCAGGAATTCGATGTCGGAGTGGGCGTGCAGGAGAAACTCCTCATCCTGCCAGCCGCATTCCTCGGTGATCGTGACGACGGGCGACAGTGGAGCGTTAGACAGCAGGCGTGCGAAGAGCTGCCGCTGGCCGCGTGTTTTGACGTCCACGGTCCAGTCGCGGCTAGCCTCGTCATGGCGGGCGCGGATCTTGTCCAGCCGGATCTGATCGGGAGACGGGCCTGCATTCATCGGCAGGTCCTTTGGCGATTGGCTACCTCAAGCAGCACGTTCGCGTGACACGGTGCGCCAGGCTTGCACCAGCAAGCAAGATTTTTGCCGCGCAGCTCCTCGACATTCTCGGCAACAAAGCGGCGCGTGCGCTCCAGTGCCGCGATATCGGGATCGGCGCCGACGCGTAGGAACCCGGCAAGCAGCGCCTTGTAGAGATCGACGCAATAGGCTGCATCGCCGTCCTTGCCGACGATGAACGGATTGCCCCATGGGCCCGGCCTGCCGACGTGGACGGCTTCGAGGCCGTTGATCGCAGTCGAAGTCTCCTGCAGGTTAAAGCCTGCGCGACGAGATAGCTGAAGGCGGATGGGCTTCGTCACTGCCGCAGTCCTCCGATCACAACCGTCTGGCAGTGGCCGTTACCCTTGGCGATTGCCTCCGCGAGCGCGCGGGGAAGCGCGCGTTCCATCGCCTTGCGCAGTTCCTTTCGGTTGTGCGGATCGGCAACCGAAGAAAGCACTGCTGCCTGCACAGTGACCAGCGCTCCGCAGAGGGCGTTCATGATCGGCGCGTCGAATTGTTTAGCTGCTTCTTGGATTGCCGCGTCGATTGCGTCCGCAAGGATCTGCGCCTGCCGCGCCTCTTCGGTTTTCCATGCCCTGAGAGATTCTGGAGTTGGCGTCATGAAAGCCGCTCCTCGATAAAGGAGGCCAAGTCGCCGACGGTCTTGCCCTGGAAGGTGCCGGCCACGATTTCTTGGCCGGTGACCTCCTCGACTTCGATCTCCATGGCAATCAGGTCAACGCTGTCGGCGCCAAGCGCCTCAAGCGAAATGTCGAGCGATTCCGGCCTGTCCAGAATACCGTCGACGATCTCGATCGCCAGCTCCTGCGCCTTGGCGCGCGAGGGTGTGAGTTCGCGCGTTTCAGCCATCGACCTTCTCCCTGATGATCTTGACCTTGCGGATGGCGCCGGCGGGAACGCCGCGGTGGGTGGCTGCGAGCTGGCGCGCGTGCTTGGCGTCGCGCGCGTCGAGATCGAGCGGGGCGATCTCCGGATCTTCGAAGTGAATGCGGAAGGGCAGGAGGTCAGGCATCGAGCGCTGCCACTTTTGATAGTGGCAGATCATCTGCCCGTGTGTTCTCTTCGCGCGACAAAGGAGAGACACGATGATCCGTTCCACGCACCTCGCCGTTCAGTTGGATGGCAACACCTGGCTCGTCACCTTCGTGAGCGAGATCGGGATTACCGAAACGAGAACGATGAGCGCCGAGGAGTTCGTCGCCATTATCCTTGCGGAGCGCCGTTTGACCTAGCGCTGCTTTGATTGCGTTCTCGATGATATCGTAGCTGGTCTCGTAACCGTCAGCGTCGATCGCTTCGTTGAAACCCTTAACGGCGAGCATCCGGATCTCGTCGTCACCCGCCACATGCTGCTGTGGTGCAGGGGCAGCTCCATTCATACCCGCGCCTCCATCGCCCTGACGTGCATGGTGATGCGTGGGAGCGAGATCTGGATTTCCCGGTAACCGCTGTCGCTCATAGCAACGACGGTTCTGACGATCTTCCCGGAGGTGACGGAGAGCTGTGGGGGCGGTTGGCGGCTCCAACGTTCGACGCGGCGACGCAGGTATTCTGCAAGTCCGCCTTCGCTGACTCCGTAGCAGGTTGCCATGTCGGCGCGGCTGATGCCGTGTTTCCAGTCCCGATAGACGATGCTTTCGGCCGGCATAGTGCCGCGCCTTTTGATGAGGTGAGACATCATTCGGTCCTTTGGTGGATGGAAGGCTGGAGGAAGAGATCGAACCAGAGTTCCTGCAGGTGCTCGCGATCGACGCCGTGCGTTGTGGCGATTTCGAGAAAGGTGCGATCGGGTGTGGCGTAGCAGTCGAGCAGCGCGGAGCGCTCGGCGACGGTGAGATCATTGCCGCGAAGAACTGCCATCGGCTCGGCGCTGGCGCGCTGGTGGCGCGTGGCGGCATCGTGGCCGATGGGAAGGGTGACGAGCTGCGGCATCATACGCGCGCATCCGACGCAAACTGCCATTCCTTGCGGAAGACTGTGGTGCCCGCCAGTGCTGCGGACATCAGGAATGCGATCGACAGAGCAAGAATGGCACAGGCGAGGAAGAAGCGATTGGGGCTGGCTTCGAGCTGTGCCTTGTTGTGTCCGGTGAAATGCTCGGTCATGGCCAGAGCCTCCAGGAGCAGGATCAGGGGAAGGGGAAGAGTGAAGGAGAGGCCGGCGAGCGCGCCGCGCATGGCCACAGAGGCAGCTCACAGCGGCGCCCCACGGCTGGTCACTTCACCGGTGCGGGGATGTCCGCGCCGGCGCCGTTGCTATTGTTGATCGTTATCGGAGCGATAATCGGATCTACGTCGAGCCGCTGCTCATCGAACCACCTTGGCTCTTTATCGGAGTTCCGAGGCGACAAAAGGTATTGGTCGCAACCGGTTATGTATTCCGCGTGGCCAGTCACCACGCCTGCAAAGTTGGTGATGCGGTCCTTCGCAAAGGATCCAAGCTTTATCATCTTGGAAATCTCCAGAGAGTTCTTCGGGGGCAAGCGCGCCGCGCGTGAACCACAGGGGCAGGGCCCACGGCGGCGCGCCCTCTTCGTGATGGCGCTACGCCGCCTGGGCCATCACGGTGGCGAGCTCGGTGGCCTTCGGGCCGAAGAGCGTGATCTGGCGCCCGGTGAAGCCTTTCAGGATCAAATCGTGATCCGTGCAGCCTTCGCCGATGGTGCGCATCGCCTCGGCCATACGCTCAATGGTGTTTCTGGTGTGAATTCCGCCGTTCGGTTGCATCGTTCGTCTCCGGGTTTCGAGGAATGACGAACGGAATATTGCCAAATAGGCAAACACAGTCAAGTGAATATTTGCCCATTTGGCAAAACGAAAAAGTCTGTTAGGAGTGCCGAGTTGCGGTATCCCGAGGTATGCACTCTATTATTCCGGAGGTTGGCGTGCTTTCGACATTAGCCCTCATCGTCCTAGCATCTACAAGTCCGTCGCCGACCTGCCTCGCGGCGGCGCATCGCTTCACGACCTTTCTTATTGAAGAGGCGAAGGGCACTAGACATGAGTCTCAGATGAGAGTGGCTATGGAAACTGCTGGTGGTCGTGACCAAAAGGTGCGGGAGATAGCTGCTACGATGCCCGAAGATCGGTGCGCCTTCATCTTGTCGCTCCCGGACAGCACGGTCCGAGCGCTGGCGATTTCTACGCTTCCGGAGCGGAACGGCAAATGAAGCTTGGCGTCGTCGTTATGAAGGCCTCGGTTGGAATGACGGCCCCAACATCAGTCGTTGGTCGCGCGGCCATCGTTGATGGAGATACCATAGAGATCCGAGGGCAACGTATCCGATTGAATGGTGTCGATGCGCCTGAGACACGCCAGCCATGCCGAAACGATAGGGGTGCGCCTTATCGGTGCGGGAAGGTTGCTGCAGAGGCTCTGGATCTTTATCTTTCATCGTCCCGTCCTACGATTTGTCGAATACTTGCACGGGACCGTTATCAGATGCTGATAGGTTCCTGTGCTCGCGCGGACGGCTCCGACGTTGCCGCATGGATGGTGCGCAATGGCCATGCGTTAGACTGGCCTCAATACTCACGTGGGGCCTACGCTGCAGATCAAGAGGCGGCAAAGAAGAATCGTGCCGGTGTGTGGCAAGGTTCGTTCGATGTACCTTGGGAATGGCGAAAGCGAAGCCGGCGCTAGCCGGAAGCCGTCATTTTCTGCACCATGCGCTGGCGAGCGGAAGGCGTCAGCTTCCTCCATTGGCCGCTACGAATAACGGATTGGATGGCGGCAACCCAGACTAGTCGCACGCCTCTTATCGGAGGTGCATTGTGGCTCTCCAGGTCAAAGGTACCGCGTTCGGAACCCTGCAACACGCGCTTCAGAAAACGCTGCCCTGTTGAGGTTTTGACGGCCGCCTCCCAACCTAGAACCTCCTCCACCACTACTCCTTGGCGCCAGCAAATAATGATGTCGCCGTCATCATAGCGCGGCCACATCGACTCGCCACTCACCTCGAACGCGATAGCGTCTTGGGGCAAGGGAAACGGCGTTTCGATTTCGTAGAGTCCCTCCGGCGGGATCTGCTCCTCCTCCGGCAAAATTTCCGCTCCTGCTCCGATCCTTCCCATCACGCCAACCACGTTAGGGGCCTTATCCGGCGCTTTTGCGAGGATATCCTGTGGCGCCACATCAAAGGCGTGGGCGAACAAGTTGAGATTCTTGACCGATAGGTTACGTTCGCCGTGTTCCAGCCGCGACACATAAGACACAGAGAGCCCCGTCCTCTCTGCAAGGTCTTCGATGGTCATGTTTCGTTCGTTGCGGAGTTCGTTGATGCGATTGGGATAGTTTTTGTCCATATGGCAAATTTCCAAAGTTGGACTAAGAACTCCATAGCCAGATAGGCAAAAAGGCCTTGACTGATATTTGCCTATTTGGCAACTTCGCGCCATGGATGCTTTGTCGAACTACCTGATTGAGAGTGGTGAGCGGCTTTCGGCTTTTGCGGTTCGCATCGGCCGTTCTCCGAGCACCCTATCTCGCGCGCTTTCCGGTCAGCGGGATCCGAGTGTCGATCTCGCGCGGGACGTTGAGCAGGGAACCGGCGGTCGTGTAACGAAGCTCCAGTTTCTCGAACTGTGCCTTTCGGCGCAGGAGTCCGCAGGCGTGGAACGCCATGGTCTCCAGGAGGCGGCCGAATGATGTTCCCCCAGCAAGGTACCGGTTACCTCCTCCCGACTGGTGACCTTGCCACCTGGCAGGAACGCGCCCGATCGCGGCGCGTCCCTGCCTCTGTTTTTGCCTCTGCGTACCCATGCGGCCCTCCGTGACCTGATGGGCTGACCCTACGCCGCCGGCGCGCGGCCTTCACGGAATCCTTTCGGTTGATTTTTTCCTTGACCCAAACTCAGGGGTGTTTTCGTGCGTGCAATTTCTGACGAACATGCATCCATCATCAAGGCCGCCACGGCTGCGGCTTACGAGGCTCTCGGCGGTGTGAGCCGGGCCGCCGAGGCTCTCGGCGTCGCATCGTCCACGCTGACGAAATATGCCTCAGCGGGCGAGGAATGGCGCGACAGCTTCATTCGCTTCGATCTCGCGGCCGAACTCGATCGGCGCTGCGATCATCCGTTTCTGCTCACCGCCATGTCGCGGATCGTTAAAGACGAGCGGGTTTCCAGCTTCGGAGCGGTCACCGCCAGTGCGGTCCTGCGCCTGGATGGCGTGCTCGACGATGTCGTGCGCACCGTCGCCCAAGCGATCGAGGATGGCCGCATCGACGCGGCAGAACGCCAGGCCATTCGCAATCGCATCGTGGCAGCGAAGCAGGATCTTGCCCGCCTGGAGGCGATGATGATGGACGGGGCCGCCTGATGGACGGCAAACCGGAAAACCCAACCAAGACGGTGAATGCGATCTGCGCGCTGCTGCCCGACGACCCGGAATCGGCGGTGAGCGTCGTGACCGTCGCCTGTGCCGCAGCGGCGATCACGGCCGGACTGGACGATGAGGCGACCGTGGACGGGCTGCGCGCGGCGCTCGAAACCATGCGCGGAGCCGGTTTCGGCGATATCGCCCGCAAGGGAGTGCACTGATGCAGGGTGCCGCTCTCTCCTCAACGTGTTGGACAGCCGGCGGGCCGGTCGGACCGCGTTGCCTCGCCTTCCTGCGACGGGTGCGTGCCGGCGGCGCCACCTACAAACTCGTCCGCAATGCCGATTACGAGGCGGTCGAAAGGGCGCTCGCCGCCGGTTTCGTCGCGTGGATCGGTCGTAGCCGCGACGACGTGCGGCTGACGGCGAGAGGCGCGGAATATCTCGACCGTCTGGCGAGGGTGGAATGACGACGCTTTCCCGCCAGGTTCTCGTCGAGCGCGTGCTGACGCTCTGGCTCAAGGAGAGCCGCGACACGCACTCGATCGCCGCCGAACTCGGCATCGACGAGGACGAGGTCTGCAGCATCATCGAACAATCGGAAGGAAGAAGGCCGTGAGAGCAATTGAGGCATTGCAATTTCCTGACGTGAAGCCTGCCGAGATCACTTCGGCGCCGCCGGAGGTCCGGATGGTCTCTCCCTCCGAGCTTTGGGTGGACGAGTCCTATCAACGCGGGCTTTCAGATCGTTCCATGCGGCTGATCCGCAAGATCATCGGCGAATGGGACTGGACGGCATTCAAGCCGCCGGTCGTCGTCGAGGTCGATGGAAAGCTGCAGGTTATCGACGGCCAGCATACCGCGCTCGGCGCGCTGACGCATGGTGGCATCGAGCAACTGCCGGTGCTCGTCGTGAAGGCGGATCGGCAAGAACTGCGCGCCAATGCCTTTGTCCGCCATAACCGCGATCGCATTCAGGTCACTCCGACGCAGCTGCACACGGCCATGGTGGCGGCCGGTGATGAGGATGCGCTCACGATCGCGCAGGTCTGCGAGCGTGCCGGCGCTACGATCCTGAAGAATCCGCCGCCGTTCTCCCGATTCAAGCCGGGTGAGACGATGGCGATCAGCACGATTTCTGCAGTCGTCAGCCGCCGCCATGCCGTCGGCGCCCGCAAGGTGCTGGAAGTGTGCGTGAAAGGGGGCGCTGCCCCGGTCTCGGCCGCGATGATCCGTGCCGTCGAGCACCTGCTTTTCGCAAAGGAATATGCCGGCGAGATCGAGCCGGAGCGGATTTCGCTGCTGATCTCCTCGCGGCTGTCGACGCTGGAGCAGGAGGCGCAGCGGTTCGCAACTGAGCGGAAGATGCCGCTTTGGCGCGCATTGGCCTCCGTCATCTACATGAACCGGCGGAAGGCGCGCTGATGGACAGGATCGTTCTCGACCTCCAGCGCGAGATCGCCATTCTCCGTGAGCGGGTGCGCCAACTCGAAGAGTTACTGACGCCGACCACCGTGCCCGTCCCTATCGAATTCGGGCTCACGAGTAGCGAGGCCCGCGTCTTCGCCCATCTCGCCACCCGTGACATGGCCACCAAGCAATCCGTGATGCTCGCGCTCTACAGCGACCGGGCCGACGTGGAGCCGGAGGCCAAGATCGTCGATGTATTCGTCTGCAAGATGCGGAAGAAGCTCGCGCGTTTCGGCGTCACGATTGAGACCGTCTGGGGGCAGGGGTACCGGCTGCTGAACCGGCACGAGTTCTGTGCGGAGAAGGCGGCATGAGCGGCGCGGCACTTCCGAAGCTTGGGCCGAAGGCACGCGAGATCGTCGAGGCAGTGTTGCGGGAAGGCATCTATCGGGCATCGAAAAATTCCGAAAACGCCGTTTGCCGGAATCTGAACAGCCGTCAGCTCCTCTCTCGCGATAGGAAAGATGGCGCGGTCTGGTATCCCACGGCGAAGCTTTGCGAGCTAGCCGGGGTGACGCCGCCGGAAATCGGGCAGGGGGGCGAAGGCGGACCTGGCGCGCCGGATTCTCGGGTTCAACCCGATGAGGGCGCCGATCGCCTCCCTGTGCCGTCCATAGCCGAACCTGGGCGCGCTCTGATCCGCATTCCGCTCGATAGGATTGATGTCGGATTCCGGCTCCGCCAGGCGGACCCGGAGAAGGTCGCGGCGCTCCAGGTATCCTTCGCCGACCTTGGGCACCGCACGCCGGTCAGCGTGACACTGCGGCCGGATCGCGAACGCTTTCTCCTCTCGGCCGGGCTTCACCGGCTCGAGGCGGCGCGTGCGCTCGGCTGGGCCGATATCCTCGCCTTCGTCGAAGAGGGGGACGATCTCGACGCGGAATTATGGGAGATCGACGAGAACCTTTGCCGCGCTGAACTGACGCCGGCAGACCGGGCGCTCTTCACCTTCCGCCGCAAGGAAATCCACCTGATGCGCCACCCGGAAACGGGACATGGCGGCGACCGGCGATCAAACGGCAAAGTTTGCCACTTGAACGACGCGCCTAAGGGCTTTGTCGCCGTCACGGCGGAGGCGACGGGAAAATCGGAGCGGGCTGTCCGGCTGGATGCCGAACGCGGCGAGAAGATCAGCGAGCGGGCGCTGCGGCAGATCCGCGGCACGCGCCATGATACCGGCGTTACGCTCGACCGGCTGAAGGGGCTCACCGAAGAGCAGCAGCTCGCCTATGTCGAGGCGCTGCGTGAGGCGGATAGGCGCGTCGCCGAAGAGGCTAAGGCCATCCGCGACGGCAAGCAGGCGCTCTCGCGCAAGATCCGCGGCGCCGTGATCCGCGCCATTGCCGAGCGCGGCACCGTGTCGGCCGGTGCAATGCCGCGCGCCGCATTCCCGATCGTCTATGCCGATCCGCCGTGGGAGCAGGAGGCCTGGAGCGAGGAGCGGGGGCAGGACAGGGGGCTTTCCTATCCGCATATGCCGCTCGACGAGATAAAGGCGCTCTGCGCTGGCGATGCGAGCCCAGCGACGCGCGACGCGCTGCTTTTCCTGTGGGTGACGGCCAACCGGCTCGATGACGGCATCGACGTGCTGCGCGCCTGGGGGTTCGATTACGTCACCTGCCTCGTTTGGGATAAATCGCGTATCGGCATGGGCCGATGGGTGCGGGACCGGCACGAGATCCTGCTCCTCGGAAAACGCGGCAACTTCCCGGCGCCGATCCCTGGCACGCAGAGCGCGTCGGTCCATGCCGAGGTGAAGGGCGAACACTCGGCCAAGCCCGTCTATTTCGCGGAGATGATCGAGAGGCTTTATCCGGACCTCCCGAAGTTGGAGCTGTTCCAGCGGCGCGAGAGCCTTGTAGCCGGCGACGTTCGGCTGAACGGCAACTGGTCGTTCTGGGGTAATCAGGCGGGCGTGCCGGAACGTGAGGAAGCATGATCAGCATTCTCGCCGTTCGCCCCTCGGTTGACGTTATGCGTGCCTTCGACGCCCTGCCGAAGGATCTGCGCGAAGCGATCGCCTCGGCCCCATTTGCATTCGATCCGGAAGAAATCGGCCAGCGCCTTGCCCGCGGCAGGTCGGCCGGCTCGGTCGTGCGTGAGATCGAGCGGGTCAGCGGGGGTGCGGCGTGACGCAGTTCCTCCCCATCATCGAAGAACTTGCCGATGCGCCGGACCATGCTGCGCGGGCGCGATGGCTGCTCGAGGTGCCGCTCGCGGTGATCATTCGCGACCAGGTGACGGTCCACCGGCTTCTCTCGGCGGCCGGTTTTCATGAGGGCCTAGCCTACTTCGCAGCCGAGATCGCGGCGCTATCAGCGACGCGCGGCCGGGACGGGCTCGCGCCGAACACAGTCCGCATGACGCGGGAATACGCCCGCATCGGAATTCAAATCATTGCGCGCGAGGGCGCGGAAGGAGGGAAGCATGCTGCAGCTGGCTGACCAGGGGCGGTCGCGCTCGGCCGCCATGAGCGGCAAGCTGGATGAGCTGCAGGCACTGGCCGCCGTCATCCTTTGGAAATCAGGTCATTTCGACACGTTCGACCTCGCCTCCGTTCTTGGCGTTGGCGAGGACGCTGTCTGCCGGACGCTGCAGGCGGCGCGGCACGTGGAAAGGGGGCAGGCGTGAGCATCGCTATCATGTCACAGCTCTTTAAGGCGCATCTCGGCTCAACGAACCGGAAGATGCTTGCCGTGCGCCTGGCGGACTTCGCCGACGACGACGGCAAGGGCATCTGGCCGACAGTCGGTCGCTTGGCGCAGGAGACGGAGCTTTCCGAGCGTTCGGTGCAGCGCATACTCGCCGAGTTCGTCGAAGAGGGGTTGCTTGTCGTTGTCAGGAAGGGCGGCAGCAAGCCGGGAGAGGCGACCCGCTATGATTTCAACATGGCTGCCCTAGCACGTTTGAAAGGTTCGAGAACGGCGACCGACGGGTGTCACGGTGTCACCCATGACACAGTGTCACCCGTGACAGCCGCGACGCCTATGGGTGACACAGACGACGCCTACGGGTGTCACGGTGACACCCAAACCGTAATAGAACCACCAATAGAACCATCAGAGAGAGAGGGTGCGCGCGAAGGCGATTTGAAGGATCAGGACGATCCGGCGAAATTCGGCAAGCGGGTGAAAGCTCTCGAAATGGGGACGGCGAACAATCCATGGCCCGGTGCGATCGCCTCCTCGACAGCTTGGGCTCTGCAGCAGTTTGAGAAACTGACGCCGGAAGAGCGGCGTTTGGCTGAGGAGCGGCGCGACGCATACCTCGCCGAGTGCAAGGCGCAGAAGGTCAAGAACGTGGCACTCGGCGTCTACCTGCGGGACAAGAAGTTCCTCGACGTCTCACCATTGGCCGGGAAGGTGCACGCGACGAGCACCAAGATCCCGGTTGCACCGTTCGGCCCCGTTTGGGCGGGAATTCGGGCGCTGGCGCTGCTCGACGGGTCCGAGTCTGTTGAGGTCCCGCTCGATGTGCGTGATCGCATTCGCCAGACTTTCGAGACCTTGATGCGGACAAGTGAGGCGCGGGCGCGTTCTTACGTTGGCAGCAAGGGGATCGTTGTCGGTCATGGTGGCGAGCTGATCTTTCCTCATGACTTCGACCAGGCGGAGCATCGTCGTCGCGTGATCGAAGGCGGCTTTCCTCGGGTAAATGAACTGCACTTCCAGGCCAAAAACCGCGACCGGAGCGCCGCAGAGGCGCGCTTCGAGGTGCTGGCTGATCTATGCGAGCCAGTGCCTGTCGGCTCCGATCTCTTCGAGAGCTGGCGGTCGTATCACGAAGGTGCCGGCTGGCCGTTCGTTCCTGACCCCGGCTCGATGCCCGTCGTCTACTTCCCGAAAGGCGGCCCGGGGCGGCTTCACCATTTCGAAACCGCCGCAAGGGCGGCACTGAGACAGGAGCGGAGCGATGATTATGCGGCGTAGAACACTCACCGGAAGCCCGATTGCGCTGCATGGCCGTGAGCGGTTCTCGGACAGAATGCGGCGAATCACAGCAGCGAACTTGAAGGCAGCATCTATGAAAGTGATCGAAATGAACCCCGACAATGCCCGTTGGTACTGCCTTCATGTGAAGCGCGGCAAAGAATTTGATGTGGAAAACGCGTTGAAGGCGGCGAATGTCGAGGCGTTTATGCCGCGCGAAAGGATCGTTTTAGTGCGCCGCGGGCGGAAAATCGAAGGCGACCGCCCGTTCTTTCCGAGCTACCTGCTGGTGCGATTGGTGCCAACTCCGGAAGCGTTTCATGGCCTGCGGTACCAGAAAGACGTGCTCGATTTCGTCGGTGGGCCGACTGGCTACCATGTTATCAATGATACGGATGTAGTTGTTTTTAAAAGGCTCTCCGATGGGATCGAGGTGCCCAGAGTAGCGACCGATAAGACGTTTCGCGATGGGGATCAGGCCGACATTGTACTTGGCCCGTTCGCAGGCTTCAGGTGCGTTGTGACGGCTGTGAAGTGGTGCCGGCAGGCAAAAGCCAGCGTGCGGATCGACGTGCAGGGCAGGCCGTTCGATATTGAGAGCATGCCTCTTGCGTTTCTCCGGAAGCTATGAGAGTCATTTTTGCACACGGACGAGCCGGAAGACGTTACCCTCCGATCCCCTAGCCAAGCGCTAGGGCAGAGCAGGCAAGAAGCCTCAGGGACCAACGCTCCAGCCCCACGCCCAACTGCCTCCGGAGAGGCATCGACTCAGGGCCAGTGCTACCGCTATGTTTGAATGATGGGCGACCGAAAGGTCGCCTTTTTCCGTTGAAGGTTATGGGCAGACCTTTTCGGAGCTCCTGATGATAGATGCTCAGATCAAAGTCGATCTTCGGCAATTCAATCGATCCCTGACGGACATCGAGCGAAAGCAGGTTCCCTATGCCATCATGCTCACGCTGAACGAGACGGCCAAGGGTGGTCGCCTCGAAGTCCAGCGAGAGATGGATCGGGTCTTTGACCGGCCAACCCCTTACGCAAAGCGGGGCGTCGTCTATGACCGCGCATCGCGGCAGAACCTGAGGGCGGCGGTTGTCGTGACCGGTGACCGAACGAAGGGCGGCTTGCCTGCCACGGCATTCCTCGGGCCGCAGATCGAAGGCGGCATGCGCACCCATAAGGCCTTCGAGCGGCAGCTCGTCGATCGCGGATTGATGCAGCGGAACCTGGTGGCCGTGCCGGCAAAGCGGGCGCCCCTCGATCGGTACGGCAACATGACGCAAGGATTTCTGAACCGTGTCATGGCCGACCTGCAGATCGACTATCGTGGAGCTGGTGCGACCCGTACCCGCACATCATCGTCGCTCAAGCGGAACAAGAACTACAAGAACGCCCGGTTCTTCGTGCCGAGGCAGCCTTCGCACCTCTACCCGGGCGTTTACCTGCGTGATCCGGCAACGAACGCCATCCATCCGGTGATCCTGTTCGTGCCTCAGGTCTCGTATCGCATCCGTCTTCGCCTGCGCGAAGTCGTCGAGCGTTACGTGGTCGCCAACGTCCACGATCATTTCGCCGTCGCCTTCCAGCGAGCGGTTCGGACGGCTCGATAGACCGCTCCGACGGTTCATGGGTCCTTCCTGGCATCCGCCCGCCTGCGGGTATTTGGCACGGCGGAGGTTGTCCAGTCTGAGCGATTTTTTGAAGCCTAAAGTCAGAGCCTAAACTAAAGAGCGCGGCTAAAGTCGGACCTAAAATGACACTGTCCGTCGAAACCATGACGAAGGGCGCCTTCGCTGCGCACATCGGCGTAAGCGCCGGGCGCATTTCGCAATACATCGCCGAGGGCAAGATCTACGGCGATGCCCTCGAAGGCGACGGGAGGTCGGCGAAGATCAGGCCGGCGATCGCTCGGCAGCAGCTGCAGAAGACGCTGGAGCCTTCGCAGCGGTTCGGGGCCAACGGTGCGGCCGTTCTCAAGCCGCCAGCCGTCCAACCGAACCTGCAGCTCGCTCCGTCGGATGCCGCACCGGCGCCGCCGCCTCGGTTGACGTTCACCGACGATGTCGCCGATCAGCTCGCGGCCGAGCGGCTTCGCCAGCAGCAGATCACGACGGCACGCCTCGAGCGCGAAGAGGCGCTCGAAGTCGGCCGCTACATGCGGACAGACGACGCCCGGCGCCAGACGGTGCGGGCTGTCTCCGAGGCCTTCAAGGTCATGGAGCAGGGGATTCCTGAAATGGCGAAGGCGATCGCGGCCCAGTTCAGCGTGCCGATGCATGACGCGACGCACGCGCTGCTGAAGGTGTTTCGCGATGTTCGCGCGAAGAAGGCAGCCAGCTTCCGCACCTCCGCAGACGAGCAGCCGGAGCACATCGAGGACGAGCAGCCGTGACGATGCTCTATAATCCCGAGCGCCTGGTCTACGACGTCCTCGCGGAGATCTGCGAGCCGCCGCCGGCGGTCGATTACCTCAAGTGGGCGAAGGAAAACATCGTGTTTTCCGAGCGCATCACGGACCATCCGGGACCGTACAACGAAGACCTGGTGCCGTTCTTCTCGGAGATCCTGCGGGCGTTGTCGCCGGAAGATCCGTGCAACATCGTCAGCTTGGCGAAGTCGGCGCAGATCGGCGGCACCATCTGCGCCAACATCTTCACGCTCGGCTCGCTCGACATGGCGCCCGGCGATTTCCTCTATGTCCACCCGACCGAGGAGAACGCCGCGCGTTGGTCGAAGACGAAGCTGATGCCGCTGGTGCGCGAGATGCCGGCGGTCGCGAAGTTGTTTTCACAGAACAGCCGCGATGCGAGCAACTCGGTGCTCTACAAGGAACGCATCGACGGGCGCGGCGCCATCCAGGCAGCCGGCGCCAACTCGCCGGCAGGCCTGTCGATGATCTCGCCTCGAAAGCAGGTCCAGGACGATCTTGCCAAGTGGCAGATGAACGAGGCTGGCGATCCGGAGGTCCAGGCGGATAGCCGCAGCAAGGCATTCTTCAACGGCAAGATCTTCAAGATCTCGACGCCGATGGTCTCGCCGGGTTGCAAGATCACGTCGAACTATCAAGAAGGGACGCAGGAGACCTATCATGTCCCGTGTCCGCACTGCCACGAGCTGCAGGAGCTGCGCTGGGAGAACATGCGGGATCACATCGATCCCGAGCATCCCGAACAGGCCCATTTCGTCTGCATCCATTGCGGCTGCGAGATCCACGAGCACCATCGCGAATGGATGGTGAAGCCGGAAAACGGCGCGAAGTGGGTTGCCAAATATCCGGAGCGCGGCCGGCGCCATCGGTCCTTCCGCATCTGGATGGCCTATTCGCCGTTTGAGCGGTGGGAGAACCTGGCGCGCGAGTGGCTGACGGTCCAGGCGGGCGGACCGGAGAACCGGGAAAAGGGGTCTGGCGCCGAGCAGACGTTCTGGAATGACTGGCTCGGTCTCGCCTTCGAGGCGGACAATAAGGCGATCGATTGGGAGGTGCTCCGCGATCGCGCCGAGGACCACGGTTTCCAGCGCGGTGTCATCCCGGCCGAGGCGCTGGCGCTGGTGCTTGGCATGGACGTGCAGGGCGATCGTGTCGAGTGGCTGCTGGTCGGCTACGGCAGGAATCGGTACCGGGCCGTCATCGACCACGGCGTTGTCGACCATCGCGCCGGAAGCCACCTGGCGGACGCGAAGGAACATTCCGGCCATATCTCGGAGCCGGAGGTTCGCGCCGCCCTCGACCGGCTGCTGCAGCGCGAATGGCTCGACGATGCCGGCCGCAAGCGCACTGCCGATCGGGTCGCGATCGATGGCAACGCCTATACCGACGATGTCTGGAACTGGGTTCGCAAGCATCCGAAGTCGCGCGTCATCATGGTGCGCGGCGGCAATACGGAAGCGGCGCCGCCGATCGTGCAGACGAAAGAGTATGACCGGAAGGGCAAGCCGAAGAAGCAGAAGTGGTCATCCCGCTTCTTCACCTTCAACGCCTCGGCGTTCAAGATTCGGCTCTATCGGGACTACAAGAAAGACGATCCGGAACAGGCGGGGTACATCCGTTTCGCCCGCGGCTTCGGAGACGATTTCTACCAGCAGGCAACCTCGGAAGCCCGCGTACCGGAGAAGACCCGGAGCGGTCACACCCGCTATGTCTGGAAGCTCTCCGAGGGCAAGCGCAACGAAATCATCGACATGCTCAATCAGAGCTTGGCCGGTGCCTATCGCTGGGGCGTTCCCTATTGGACCGATGAGGAATGGGACGCGATCGCCGATCGGCTCGGTCGCCTCGAAGCGCCGCAACAGGGCGATATCGAGGACCGTCTGAACCAGATCGCCGTCAAGACCGAACCTGCCGCAGGCCAGAGCGCCGCGGCAGAACAGCAATCGCCGCTCGTAGCTGCCGCCCTCGCGCGCGCCGCCCGGGCAGCGCAGCGGAACCGCTAGGAAGATCCATATGGCACTGACCGAACAGGAACGCGCCGTGCTTCTGGCACGGCTCGACGAAGCACGTGAGGCCTTGCACCAGATGGAGATCGGCCGCGCCGAGGTCTCGCTCAGCTATAACGGCGAGAGCGTCACGTATGCCGCGACCAACATCGGTGCGTTGCGCCAGTATGTCCGAGACCTCGAGGCGAAACTCGGCCTTCGCCGCTTCGCCAGGGCGCGCAGCCGTGGAGTGATCTTCGGATGAGCGGCGAAGTCACAATCCTCGGCCCCGATGCGAAGCCGCTTTCGCCAGCAGTTCGTGCGGCTGCCCGCGTGCAGGTCGCGAAAAACCGACTGATGGCGTCTTCGGCCTACCAGGGTGCATCCTACGATCACCCGTCCTTCGCCAAATGGCGGCCGGGCACCTGGTCCGGTCAGTCGGCGCTGACCTGGTCGCGCTCTGAGCTCGTCGACCGGCTGAACGATGTCGCACGCAATGACGGCTGGGGCGCCGCCGGCACCTCGCGCCTCGTCGACAACATCATCGGCTCGGGCTGGACGCTTGCTGCGCGGCCGAACCACGTCTCGCTCAACATGACGTTTGAGCAGGCCGAGGAGATCGCCGACAAGATCGAGGCCCTGTGGCGCGATTACACGCAGGACGTCGACAAATGGTGCGACGCCGAGCGGACGAAGACGATGGCCGGCGTTCTCGGCCTTGCCGCCCGTCAGCGTTTCGGTCCCGAGGGCGAAGCTTTCGGCGTCATCGTCTGGCAGGATAACGCGCCGCTGTTCCAGACCGCGATTCATGTCGTCGACCCGGCCCGGTGCTCCAATCCGAACGGCCGCATGGACGAAGAGTTCCTGCGCGACGGCGTCGCCATCGACGGTTACGGCGCACCGGTCGGCTACCACTTCCGCAAGTCGCATCCCGGCGAATTCTTCGCTGGGAATACCGGCCTGTGGCACTGGGAGTATGTCGAGCGGGAGACCGAATGGGGGCGCCCGATCGTCGTTCACGCCTACGAGCAGAAGCGCGCCGGCATGACGCGCGGCGTTTCCGACTGGGCTCCCGTCATGCGGTCGATCAAGCAGTCGACCGACTACGAGGACTACGAGAGCCAGGCGGCAATGCTGAACGCCGTCATGGCCGCTTTCATCGAGACGCCCTTCGATCCCGAAGAGATGCTCGAGGCGATGGGCGCGGATTACGGCAACGACGGTATCGCCAAGCTCTTCGGCGAAATGTCGGCCGCGCAGAAGGCGTATTACGGCGCCGCACCGATCGACTTGCCGGGCGTTCGCATCAACACCCTGCAGCCCGGCGAAAAGGCGACGCTGACCAAGCCGGAGCACCCGAACGCCAACTTCGAGGCCTTCGTCAATGCGGCGCTGCGCAAGGTCGCGAGTGCGATCGGCGTCACCTACGAGCAGCTCACCATGGACTGGAGCCAGGTGAACTATTCGTCGGCGCGCGCGGCACTCCTCGAGATCTGGCGCGGCTTCACCGCCAAGAAGGGAGGCTTCGCCTCGCAGTTCATGGCGCCGATCTATCGGGCATGGCTCGAGGAAGTGTTCGACAAGGGCCTCATAGAGCTCCCGGCGGGCGCCGTTCCCTTCGAACAGAACCCTGCAGCATGGTGCCACGCGGACTGGATCGGCCCCGGCCGCGGCTGGATCGACCCGCTGCGCGAGGCGCAGGCCGCCAGCGAGCGGCTCGCCGGCAACCTGACCACGCTCCAGCAGGAAGCGGCCGAGCAGGGGCGGGACTGGAAGATGGATGCGCAGCAGCGCGCCCGGGAGCGGGCGTTCTACGAGCGGCTCGGCCTTGATCCCGACCCGGGCAAGCCTGAAGCCAGATCGCAGGCGAGCGCCGCTCCGCCAGCCGAACCGGGCGACGAAACCGAGGAAGAGGTCAACGGCCGGACTTCGGCGCGTCGGCACCCCGCCGGCATCCCGCGCATTGCCAGAAGGAACACGGCATGAGGAACTATCCCGAAATCGCCAGTCGGATGTTCGGCACGCCGCTGATGCTGCATCCGTCGAAGGGCGACATCATTGCGCGGGCTTTCGGCCCTCGTGTTCTAGGCAGCCCGGACGCTCCGGCGCACGTCGCTGGCGGCGAAGAGATGGGGCTCCTTGGCGAGAAGCTGCGCAACGCGACCGACTGGGACGGAGAGCGCATCTACCCTGGGCCGGCTCTTGTCGCGTCCGGCATTGCGCTGATCGAGGTCGAGGGCTCCCTCGTCAACAAGGGCAAGTGGATCGGTAAGTCCTGCGGCATGACCAGCTATGAGGGGATCAGCGCGCAGGTTCAGGACTGCATCGATCGCGACGACATCAAGGCCGTCGTGTTCGAGGTCGATAGTTACGGCGGCGAAGTGACCGGCGCCTTCGATTGTGCCGAGCAGATCTTCGAGCTTTCGCAAGTGAAGCCCACCATCGCGGTCCTTACGGATCATGCGTGCTCCGCCGGTTATCTGTTGGCATCGCCCTGCCGGCAGCTGGTCATCCCGCAGACCGGCATTTGCGGCTCGATCGGCGTCATCTCGATGCATGTCGACATGAGCGCCTGGCTTGCGAAGGAGGGCCTCAAGGTCACGATCCTGAAAGCCGGCGAGCACAAGGCCGACTTCAATCCCTATGAGGCCATCCCCCACGATGTGCTTCAGCAGGAACTCGCCGAGCTCGAAGAGCTTCGCGTCGAATTTGCAGCGACCGTCGCGCGATACCGCGCCGGTCGGCTGACACAGCAATCCGCTCTCGCCACTGAGGCGCGGGTCTACCGTGGACAAAAGGCGGTTGATGCCGGCCTCGCCGACGCGGTTGCACGCCCTTCGCAGGTTCTCGAAGCCTTCGAAGCTGAACTGAGCCGGACAGCCGGCTAACCCCAACATCAACTGGAGACGACGAATGTCGAACTTGACGCGTAGCAGCGCGCTCACGCGGAGCGTGCTCGCCGCCATTAGCGGCAAGAAGGGCTCCCGGCTGGAAGACGAGCGGCCGGAAGAGATCGAAGACGACGAGAAGGTCGAAGGCACCGAGGATGAAGACGGCGTCTCGGACACGGACGGTGACACGTCCGACGACGACACAAGCGCCGAGACCGAGGAAGAAGAGACCGACGACGGCAAGGCCTCGGCAAGCGCCGTCCGTCGCGCCGAGCAGGGTCGCATCCGCTCGATCCTTATGCATCCGAAGGCCGAGAGCAATCCCGGCCTCGCTGCCGAGCTTGCCTTCGGTTCGAGGTTCTACTCGGCCAAGGAAGCGGGTGCGCTTCTCTCCTCCGCTTCTGCCGGCGGTTCGCGCCTTGCCGGTCGCATGGCCGGAAAGAGCCCGACACTCGGCGCCGGCTCACCGGGGGGCGGCAAGGCCACCGAGAAACAGGCGGTGATCTCCACCGTCCGCTCCACCATCCTGGCCCGCCACGGCCGTAACCGGAAGGATTCCTGATCATGGGAGAAGCAACCTTCGCCCCTAACGACCTGCTCGTTTCCGACGTGCCGGTCATCACCCGCAACATCACCATCGTCAGCGGTCAGAACCTCAAGCGTGGCGCTGTCCTCGGCAACATCACCGCATCGGACAAATACAACCTGTCCGCTTCGGCCGCTGCTGACGGCTCGCAGACGCCCGCCCTGGTGCTGGCGACCGATTGCGATGCATCCGCCGGCGATGTCGTCGCCGCGGCTTACGCGAGCGGCGCCTTTGATTCGACGAAACTCATTCTGGGCGCCGGACATACGGCCGCTACCGTCGAGGCCGCTTTCCGCAAGGCAGGCGCTCCCCTCTACGTGCGCGTCCTGAAGTAAGCCCGAGACCGAAAGGACACCACACAAATGGAAGAACTTCTCCTCTCCACCGCGGAACTCGTCGCAGTTCTGCCGCCTCGCGATCGCCCGGAAGCTTTCCTGCGCGATCGGTATTTTTCGACCACGGTCCTTTCCGACATGGAACAGATCGTCTTCGACAAGATCCTTCCGGATCGCGAGCTTGCGCCCGTCGTCCACCCGGACGTGCCGGGCAAGGACTCGGCCAACCGCGGCTTCAAGGCAACCAGCTTCACGCCGGCTTACGTCAAGCCGCAGAATACGCTTCGCCCCGGCGGCAACATGATCCGTATGCCGGGCGAGCCAATCGGCGGCCGCAACTCGCCGGCGCAGCGCTACGCCTACAATCTGGCGACGATCATCGACGATCAGGACCAGCGGATCACCCGCCGCGAGGAATTCATGTGCTCGCAGGTTATCCGTACCGGCCAGGTGATCGTCGAGGGCGAGGACTATCCGACGCAGACCGTCAATTTCGGCCGTAATGCCGCGCTGACGATCGCACTCGCCGGCGCAGCGCGCTGGGGCGAAGCTGGCGTCGATCCGATGGACGATATCGAGGAGTGGGTGCAGCTCCTTTCCGATACCAGCGGCTTTACTGCCCGCGAGGTGCTGCTCGGCCCGGGCGCTGCGGGTCTCCTGAAGAAGTCGCCGCGCTTCCTCGAGGCGCTCGACAATCGGCGCCAGGATGGCGGCATCATGCAGCTGGGGCCGATCAGCACTGGCGCGGAGAACAAGTATTATGCTGTTCTCGGCACCATCGGCGAGCTGACCTTCATCCAGTATTCGCAGCCCTACACCGTCGGCGGGGTGCGCAACAACTTCTGGCCGTCCATGGGCGTCGGGATCTTTGATCCCTTCGGTTTCATGGGCCACTTCGCTTACGGCGCTATCCTCGACAACGACGCGCTCCTGTCCATGGAGCGCTTCCCCGACATGTGGCAGGAACGGAACCCCTCGCGAACCATCGTCCAGACGCAGGCAGCACCGCTTCCGATCGCTCCGGAGCCGGACGCCAGCCTGTTCGCGCTGGTCCGCTAATCCCCAACCCCGTGTTCGTCCGCATATCCGCCGGTTTCCAGCCGGCGGATATCAGGACTTGAAAGGACGCTCCGATGAGCAAGAAAACCGAGCAGTTCAATGTGACCGTCAAGGTCGGCAAGAAATCCTACAGGCCGGGTGAGCCGGTTCCGGTCGGTACCGGCGGCCTTACGGCCGAAGAAGCGGAAAACTTCCGCAAAAATTTTGGTGCTTGGACCGCCGGTCCCGACGCCACGTCCGCGGCGCCCGTGCCTTCCGTCGATCTCGACAGGCTTCGCGAGGCGATCGAGAAGCTCTCAGCCGACAACGACAAGCTTTCGGCCGACAATGATCGGCTGACGGCGGAGCGCGACAGCGCGATCGGCGATCGCAGCACGCTGCTGAAGCAAAACGAGCAGCTTGAGGCGGACAATGCGACGCTGGCCGCCGAAGTCACCAAGCTTCAGGCCGAGATCGAAAAGCTGACGGCTCCGAAATGACGCCGCGTCCCGCCATGTTCGAAAGGATGGGGCCGAAGTTCGCCAAGGCCTTCGGAAATGCCGACGCCGTGTTCACGATCGACGGTGTCGCGAGGCCCGCCGTGCGGGTCATCCTGCGAGTGTGGCGGGAAACCGATCTGGCGGAGGAGCAGGAGCAGGCCGTCGAAGGCACCACCCATCTGCTCGCCGTGTCCGCCTCCGCGGTGCCAGGCCTCGCCAGCCAGCGCGACAGCGTGGCGATCGGCGGCGTCACCTACCAGGTCATCAACATCGACGACGATGCGCGGGCCATGCTCCGCATCTCGCTTGCCGGAGATATCTGATCATGAAAACACAGGAACAGGAGCAGGCTCCCGCCGTCGCGGTCGATCCGATGGAGGACCTCTGCCAGGCGCTGTTCTCGACGGAAGAGGGCGCAAAGAAGAAGGCTGCACGCCAGACCGCCGGCGCCATGACGCAGCGGCCGTGGCCGCAACTGCCGTCACGGCTCCGCTCGGCGATCCGCTCCGATATCGGCCGTCTGCTGGATGGCGGCAAGTCGCGCCCCCAGATCCTCGAGGCCGGCTATTCCGCTGGTGTCGTGAACCAGGCGCTGCGCGACCTCGGCCGGTCGGTCGCCTGACATGGCGCATCTCCGCAGCCAGATCTTCGCGGACGTCATCGCGCGCCTCTCGGCCATTCCAGAATTCTCTGGCGCCGACAAGGTGAAGCGCGGCCGCAAAGGCGCTATCCCGCAGGAGAAGCTGCCGGCCCTCACCGTCACCTGGGCCGACAGATCCGAGACCTTGGCGGTCCGACCCTCATCGGGGCCAGCCGGCGAGGACGGTTATGATCGCTCCCTGCCGCTCTCGATCGTCGTGCATCTGCGTGACGATGAACCGGAAGAGGAATTCGACCGACTTTGCGTGCTGATCGAGGCGGCGATGGCCTCGGACATGACTTTCGGCGACCTTGCCGTCGAAGCTCTGCTGCAGTCGGAACAGTATTTTGTCAACCCGCAAACCGGCGTCTCCCTGCTTGCCGGTTCTCTCAACTACCAGATCGCCTACAAGACGCTCGCCGCCAATCCGGAACAGGCTGCGCTGTAGTCCGCCACTCCCACCAGCAAAAGAGGACTTTGCCATGGCTCTCGGCCGTCAGCTTACGCTTGCCCGCTCGACCGGCGCAGGCGCCTTCACCTTGGCCTGCATCACCGAACAGCGATCCCTCGAGATCAACAACGAGGAAATCGATATCACCAAGCCGAGTTGCACCGATCCCGGCAGCAAGCTCACGCTGGCGCTCATGTACGGCATTCAATCCATCCGTTTCAGCGGGCAAGGCGCCTTCGTCGATACGGTGACGATGAAGGCGGTAACCGCCGATGCCGTCAACCAGGTCATCACCGAGTATCAGGTCACAGTGCCCGGCGTCGGCACCTTCGAGGGCGACATGCTCGTCTCGATGACCTTTTCCGGCGACAAGACCAACGAGCTGCAGGCCGACATCCGCTGCGCCATGACCGGCGCTCTCACCTTCGTGCCTGCTGTCTAAGCGGAGATATCCCATGCTGCCTGCTAACCCATTGCGTGGCGAGGCGGATGTTCGCATCGGTGCGATCAAATTCCGCATCGCCGTGACCTTCTCCGGGCTCGCTCGCCTCTCCGAGGCGATCGCTGCCCGGACGCTCGACGACCTGTACAGCCGCCTCCTCGGTTTCGAGCCGAAGGCGGTCGCCTGCGCCGTCCGCTGCTTGATCGTGGCGGATGACGAGGATCAGATTTCGGCGCTTTCAGCGAAGATCCTCGCCGACGACAATATCTCGGCGGCCGACCAGCTCGCCTGGCGCGAGGCAGTCGAAAAGGCGCTTTCCGCACACATCGCCGCCGGGACAGTGCGGCGGGACGAGCGGACCGCGTCGCAGATTGCGGGAGACGCCGTCCTGGGAAAGCCCGTAAGCCCCTCCTGATCAAGGATCATCTGAAGTCGCTGTACCGTATCGCCACAAATCCGAAGATGCTCGGCTGGTCGCCGGAGACCTTCTGGAAGGCGACCGCGGCGGAATTTGAGATGACCGTGGAGGGGCTTTCAGGGAATGTCCGTGGAGGACCGTTCATTTCGCGTGAGGAGGTCCGGCGCATCGCTGCAGAGCACGGCGCTCGGCCTTCGCTGAAGGGCAGTCCGAACTCTAGGACGATCGGCAGTTGATCAGCTTGGTTTCACGTAGTCGTCGATCTTAGCAATGATGATGCCGAGCGCCGCGCTGACGACGCCGAGGCCGAAGGAAATGGCGCCGAGAATCTCATGCATCGCAGACTTCGCTGCGAAAGCGACAAGTACGCCACCGACAATCTGCAAAATACCTAACAAAAATATGGCGGCGGCCACGGCTTCCCTCCCAATGCTAACAATGCGGCAAAAGTTGCATAAAGCCAGTGGGAGTCAACTAGTAACTGCGTCGTTTCTCCTCAATTCGGTTTTCGAGGTTCGCAATGAGCCGTCCAGATATTCCCGTCACGATCTCCGGTGATGCGAAGGGCTTCGAGTCCGCTCTTGCTCGGGTTCGGGCGCTTTCGAAGTCGACGGCGACGGATGTCGTGACCTCCTTCGGCCGAATCAAGAACCTCGTCGCGGGGGGCGCCGGCCTCGTGACCGGGCTTGTCTCGGCTGCAAGCGTTACCGCATTGCGCGACGCCGCGGGCGCGATTGCGGCGATCGGCGACGAGGCTCGCCGCGCCGGCCTGGATGTCAAGAGCTTCCAAGAGCTCAAATATGTGGCCGAGCAGAACCGTGTCGGCGTCGACGCACTAACCGACGGGATCAAGGAGCTGAACCTCCGTGCCGACGAATTTATCGTCACCGGAGGCGGATCGGCGGCTGAGGCCTTCCAGCGCATTGGCTATTCCGCCGAGGACCTCAAGACGAAGCTCGAGGACCCTGCCGAGCTTTTCACCGAGATTATCGGCCGTCTGGGCGAGCTCGATAAAGCTGCGCAGATCCGCGTCATGGACGAGATCTTTGGCGGGGCGGGCGGCGAGCAGTTCGTGCAGCTGATCGAGGCGGGCGAAGCGGGCATCCGCGACACCATCCAGGCCGCGAACGACCTTGGCATCGTTCTTGACGAGCAGATGATCCAGAAGGCTGCAGACGTCGACCGCAAGTTCAACATGCTTGCGACGACAGTCGGCACGAAGTTGAAATCCGCCATCGTGTCGGCGGCCGACAGTCTGGCGGAATTCATCGACGGTTTTCGCGATTTCCAAAACCAGATGAACAGCACGCTTCAGGGCAGGCAAGCAGAAATCGGCGAGCGTCGGCTCGAGATCGAGAATGAAATTCTCAAGAAGAAGGAGGCGCAGGCTCGACAGGACGAGAAGCTCTCACCTGTCGCCAGGAATCTTGGTTTTGAAAACAGCAAGAACGCGAACCTTGCCGGCTACACCGGACAGATAGAAGCCCTGAAGGAAGAGAGCCGGAAACTCGCGGAAGAAGAGGCGAAGATCGTTAACATCCTGAGCGATCGCCTCAAGCCGATGAACCGCCCGGCCGAGAGGACCTGGACGCCGATCCCCACGGAAGAAAAAGGCGGCGGCCGGTCCAAGAAGATCTCCGAGGCCGAGAAGGAAAAGAAGGCAATCGACGACGTGATTACGTCGTTGCGCGAGGAACTGGCGATCATCGGCCTTACCGATATCGAACGGGAGCGCACCATTGCGCTGCGCGAGGCAGGTGTCGAGGCGACCTCGAAGGAAGGCCAGCAGATATCGGCGCTCATCGACGAAAAATACCGTCAGCTTGCGGCCGAGGAGGCGCTGGCCGAGCAGTATGAGCGCAGCGAGGAAGCGGCGGAGCGGATGGGGCAGGTCCTCGATGATCAGCTGATGCGCATCGTCGACGGCAGTTTCGATGCGAAGGAGGCGATCGCGGCGCTGTTGATGGAGATCATCAACGTGCAGACGAACGGAAAGGGGCTTTTCGGTTCACTCTTCAGCGAGATCTTCGGCGGCGGGGGTGGTTCCGCCTCCAACTTCGTGCCGACCACGACCCTCGGCGGCTTCCTCGGCTACGGCGGTGCGCGCGCCGGCGGCGGCGATGTCTCTCCCGGGCGAATCTACCGGGTCAACGAATACGAGGACGAGTTCTTTGCCCCGAGCAGCCACGGTCGGATCATCGCGCCGAGCAAGCTGTCCGGCGCGTCGGCAGAGGGCGAGGGAGGCGGCGGCCGTACCGTCATCGAGATCGTACTGAGCAAGGATTTGTTGGCCAGTATCCTCGAGCAGACCGGCGACCAGACAGTTCGCATTGTCCGCAGCAACGAGGAGGCTCGGGCAAACTATCGCCAGAACGGCGGGGAAGATTTCTGATGGCTTTTCTCATTTCGCTTCCGAACGTGGTCTACGGCCAGGTCGCGTTCGACCCGGTGCGCATCCGCGATACCAACCGCATGGAAAGTCGGCGCACCGAGACGGCCTACTCCGGAACGCCTTACTGGATCGCCTCCTATTCGGCGTCGAAGCTGACAACGGCCGAGGCGGCCTTGTTCGACGCCTTCAACATGGATGCGAACGACGGCGGTGTAATCGCCGGCTACGATGCGCACCGACCACGGCCGATAGCCTATCAGGGCAGCAACCCCCTTTCCGGCGTGAAGGCCGGCGGCGGAGCTTTCAATGGCGACGCCGTGCTGCAGTCGATCACCGACGGCAACACGATCGTCGTTTCGGGACTGCCGGCCGGGTTTAAACTGGTGCGCGGCGACTATGTCGAGGTGCGGAAGTCCACCTTCGTGCGATCGCTTCACCGGATCACGCTGGCCGCGACAGCAAGCGCGGCCGGTGTGGTGACCTTGAAAATCCGCTTCGCGCTTAACACGCAGGTGTTCACCCTGCCGTGCACCGTCCATTTCGAGAAGCCTTCCTGCATCATGGAAATGGACGCGGGAAGCTTCAGCCTGCCGAAGACCTGGCCGAACTATAACGTCCAGTTTTCCGCAACGGAGTTGTTCCTCCCATGAGCGTGCTATCTCCCGAGGTCGAGGACCTGATCGAGAGCGGCGAGTTCGCCATCCTCGATCTGATCCGCTTCGATCTACCCGGCAAAACCGTCGGCTATCACCGCGGCGGCCGCAAGTTCACCTATAATGGCTTAGTGTATCTGCCGAACCGGTATCTGCAGCCCGGCGACCTGGTCAGCGCCGTGGGCGTGGCCGTGACCACGCGGACCATCGTCTTCTCCAATATCCCGGTGACAGATCCTGAAAACGCGGTCTCGCGGATCGAGGAGTTCAATTACCAGAACGCGCCGGTCATCATCACCTCGCTTGCCGGCGAGCCGAACACGAGCAATCCCGTCGGGGTGCTGGTCTCGACCATCTACGAGATCGACCTGGTGCGCTACAACGAAGGCGCGGTCTCGGGTTCTGAGCGGACCCTGACGATGATGATCGATCTGCAGCCGCCGGGACGGTCGGCGCGGGGCTCTACTGGCGTCAAGCGCTCGCAGGCCGAGCAGCAGTTCGACAATAATCTGACCGACACGGCCCTGGAGCACGTGGCGACGAATGCGACCATCCCCGAGGAATGGGGTCAGGTGTCGCGCTGATTTCTGACCTTCAGGGATAGCCCATGAACCGCTTTCGCATCGTTGAAGCCACGCTCGCGCGTGAGCTTGCGAGACCCTATGCCTATGGCTCGGCCGATTGCTTCATGCTGGGCTGCGCCTTCATCGACGCGCTGGCGGGCTCGGCGGTCGCCGAGAAGTACCGGGGCGCCTATCGGACGCTCGCCGGCGCTCAGCGGGCGCTGCGCCGGCGCGGACACAAGTCACTGGTGAGCTTCTTCGCAGCCGAGCTCGGGCAGGAGCCGAACGGCGGGGCGGAAGCGCGCCTCGGCGATCTCGTCATCCTGCGCCTTGCCGACGGCGCCGAGCATGTCGGCGTCTGCCTCGGCGCCCGCTTCGTGACCAAAACCGAGCGCGGCCGCAGCGATCATGGCCTCGCCGACGTCATCGCAGCCTTCCACATCGGATAATTCAGAATGGCAATCTTCACTTCAATCGCGAGCGCGATCGCCGGTGCGCTGTTCGGCGGCTCTGCGCTTGCCGCCAGCCTCATTGGCGGTGCTCTGGCCTTCGGTGCCAAGCTGGCGATCGGCAAGCTTACCCAGCAGAAGCAGCAGAAGCGGAAATACACGGCCGTCCAGGGCGAAATCCAGTTCGGCGGCGATGTGCCGGTCGGCACGCTCTACGGCGTCGGCAAGACAAAGGGGCAGCGGACTTTCTATGCCAAGTGGGGCAGCGGCAACAAATGGAACGCCGAGGTCTTCGTGCTCGCGAACGGCTGGTGCGACGGGCTGGAGCCCTACGTCTACATTTACGGCGAGAAGAAAGCGCTGGTATCCCGCCCGGTCATCGGCAACGAGGTTGCGAACTATCATATTGAGGGCTTCGTCAACGGCTCTGGCGACCCGGTCCTGACGATCCGCTTTTACGATGGCAGGCCAGGCCAACTGGTCGATCAGAAGCTGGTCGACGTCTCGGCGGCCCTTGGCAACAAGTGGAAGAGCACGAGTGTCAATGCCGGCATCTGCTACGTCGTCGTCGAGCGGATCTATAGCGACAAGCTCTTCGGATCGAAGGGTCGGCCGGAACTTGAATTCGTGCTGCGCGGCCTTCGCGAATACGATCCGCGAAAGGACTCGACGGTTGCCGGTGGCTCCGGGACGCAGCGGCTCAATACGCCGTCGACCTGGGTGCACACGAAGAACCCAGCCGTGCACCGCCTCAATTATCAGCTGGGGCTGCGCGCGCTCGTCTCCGGCCGGACGCTGATCGGCGAGGGCAAGAGCCTCGGCCAGATCGATCTCGCCACCTATTTCGTGGCGATGAACGTCTGCGACACGCTGCGGGCGAACGGCAAGAAAACCTATGAGTGTTCGCTCTTCGTCAGCGGAGACGACGATCACACCGAAGTGCTGAAGCAGTTCGATGATGCGATGGCCGGATATGGATTGAACCGCCGCGGCCTTTCCGGCGTCATCCCGGGCGCGCCGCAGATCCCGGTCAAGGATCTCACCGCGGCCGATATTCCCATCGATCGCGCCAAGGACGTGCAGTTCCGGCCATCGGCCTTCGAGCGCTTCAATCATCTTTCCGGCCAGTTCACCTCGATCCAGTCGATGTGGAACCCGGAAAGCTTGAAGCCGGTCTATGTGAATGCGGACATCGCCGCCGACGGCCGTAACCGGCAGACGAGCATCGATTTCCTGCAGGTGACCGATCCGGACATTGCGCAGTATCTGCTCAATATCCGCTATCGGCAGAACCGCATGGGCGGCAAGGCGACGGTTCCCGTCAGCCGTCGCTTCGGCCTGGCGGTGCAGGAAGGCGAGTGGATCACCTGGCGCGGCAAGAGCTGGCTGATCAGCGAATGGCGGGCCGACGAGCGGCTGCGCATCACGCTGGTGCTTTCGGAGACCAGCGCTGCGATCTATGACGACGCCGGTATCCAGCCCGGCCCGATCGTCATCCCGCCGACGCCGCCGATCAACCCGTCGCTGCTGTCGACCGTGCAGAACTTCACGGTTGCTGCCGGCGTGATCACGGATGGCTCCGGTGTGGAGCTTCCTGCGCTTAAGTTCACGTGGACGCCACCGGAAGATCCGACGATCACCGAAGTTCGGTTCTTCTATCGCGTGAGCGGGGCCACGGAGGAGTACCAGGATCAGACCAGCGAGCCGGAAAAGGGCGAGTACACGACGACGAAAAACGTCGTCGGGGGCAAGGTGTATGATGCGCGTGCCACGATTACCACGGTTCCCGATCGGCTGAAGACGTTCACGGCTTGGGCAACGACGGCGACCAGCACGGTTTCCGGCATCGTCGCAGCCCTGCAGAACTTTACGCAGGAAGCAACGGCCTGGCTGCGTGATGGCGTGCGCGCCACCATCCTGGAACAACAGCGCATTGCCCGGCTGATCGCCGAGCAGGACCTGGCGAACTTTTCCGACAAGCAGACGCTTCGACGCGAGCTGGTGTCGCGCTCCGACGAAATCACCGCCAGCTATACGGAGGCGATAACCGTTGCCACGGGACCGGGCTCGGCTCTGGCGATGCGTATCCAGACCGTTGAAGCAAAAATTCCGACGCTTGCCACCGCGAGCGTCGTTGACGCCCTGACGGCGCGCGTGACCACGAGCGAGGGGAATATCTCCAGCCTGGCCGGGCGCACGACGATCATTGAAAACGAGCTTCCGAACAAGGCGACCGTCAGCGCTCTGAGCAGTCTGACGACTACCGTCGATCAGCAGGGCGACACGATCGACGCCTACGGCCTGCGGATCGACAGCATAGAGGCGGAGCTTCCCGGCAAGGCTAGCGTGTCTGCGGTCAATTCGCTCGATGCGCGTGTCACGACGGCGGAGACGACGCTCAACGGCAAGAACAGAGTCTTTCGCCAGTCCACGGCTCCGAACGCCACCGCAGTCGGCGATCTGTGGATCCATACCGGCGAGAGCAATCGCCTGTATCGGGCATCGGCCGTCGGCGCTGCTAACTGGGTGCTCTCGGAAGATCAGCGCGTACCTGAGTTGGTTACAACGACGACCGCCCAGGCGAGCTCGATCTCGTCGCTTTTCGCAGCGCTGGGCGGCAATTCGTCGGCCATTAACATCCGCGCCTCGGTGCTGGCGACGCCATCAGGCTATGCAGCCCGCTACGGGATCGAAGCGAGGACGGGCGGCGCTGGCACCTATCGATCGGCGGCCATGTACCTCGACGTCCCGGCGCTCACCAGCAGCCCGACACGCGTCGTCTTCCTGGCCGATCAATTCGTCATCGCCAGCGGCAGCAATCTGAAGAACCCGTTCATCTTTCAGAACGGCGAGGCCACGCTGAACGTCGCCAACATCGGTACGGTCAATACCGGTCTTCTTCAGTCGCCGAACGGCAAAATGAAAATCGACGTCAACAACGGCACGATCGAGGTTTTTAGCTGATGGTCCGCACGATGATTGGCGTCGACTCGACCGGCGCCGGCTGCCTCAAAATCGTGAAAAGCAACGCCGACGATCCGCGCACCACGCCGGACAGCCAGCGGTCGAAGTTTCTCTACAATTCCAAGTATCTCAACATGGAAGTTGCCGACATTACCGTCTGCAACACTTTCCCTTCATCGGGCATTCATGTGACGCCTGCAGGTGCGACACGAAGCAATTTCGAAACGTTGTGTTTTTCCGGATCAGGTGACGCCCTTTGGATTTACGATAAGAGGCTCTTTCCGAAACTCCGGTACAACGTGCCATTGTTTGATTGGAAGCAGCGCAAGGGCAACGGCAGCATCCGCTATAACCAGAACATGGTGGATTGGGAGGACAAGGGCAAATACCGGTCCGGCCGCGGCGGCTCCTATTTCACCGGCAACCGTGACCAGGGAAGCTGGCTGATCAACGCAAGCGAATACTCGAACGGGACGAGCTGGAGTTCCGCTTCTTGCACGGCGGTCCGTATCGATCAGCAAGACGATATCGACGCATTCAACCCTTTCTCTACTCGATACCGTCGTCTCGTCGTTTGGGACCTTCCTGGGGATAATACGCCGATCGCCGACGCCCCTAACCTGGCGCCGAACGGCACCAAGACCATCCGGATTGCCAACAACGCGATGAAGATCGCGAAGCCGGGATATAACGTCGATACCGCGACTTACGCGCAGCTCGCGTTCGACAGCACTCGCTTGCCGGTCAAAGTCATTAAGGCGGCTGACATAGCGCTTCCGTCCGGTCAATCGTTCTATGAGTGCGGATTTCCCGTCACCGACAATGTTGCGCTTGACGTGCATTTCTACACGGGTTCAACGATTATGTACCCGAACAACCCCGTGGATCTGAAATTCGGCGCCGAATACTGGTTTGACGGGACGCGCATCTATTTCGACGCGACGCAAGCGATGCGGGCGCGTTTCATGCTCTACCTCGAGGATAATAGCCCGCCCACGTCCGGGACCTATAACGTCCTTCGTCAGTTCAACGACGGAACGCAGGACGTCGTGCAATTCCTCCGACCCGGGGCCGCCAATCCTCCCTCGTGGGCCGACATCATCATAGATACCCGCTGGCCGCAGGTGCAGATCCTGGCGGAGGGCTATTTCAACGTCACGTCAGGAAACGGCAACGTCGTCGATATCCCCTTCGACGGCACGGGAATGTTCCCGATGGTCAAATACATGACCTACCACGGCGGCGGGAGCAACTTTAACACCAACTCGTCATGGCAGAACCGGGTGCGTATGCCTTTCCTGGACATCCTGAAATACGGATACCAGGGGCAATCTCACACGGGCAACAGCACCTACTGCGAATTGACGGCGAACAACGCGAGGTTCCGAACCTTCCGCGGAAATGTCGGCGACTACTACGAAGACGACAGTTTCGAGTGGCAAACCGACGGCGCCGATCCGCCGTTGGGCATCCGCTACTACATCTTCGGCATCCCAGCTTGATCAGAGAGAGGCTTCATGACCACCAAGACAATCACCATAGATCCGCGCGTTGCCCTCACTGAGGAAAGCGCCCTTGTCGACCATTACCGCAATCGAGCGCTCGTTCTGGCTCAGACCCTCTTGGAACGCGATATGAGGGTCGCCGAGCTGGAGACCGAACTGGCCGAGTTGAAGGCGCAGGCCGAGGCGCGGCCGGCTGATCTCGGGGAGGAGTGATCATGCCGCTCGCTCCCTCCTTCTATTCGACCGGGACCGCGACCGTCGCGGCGAACGGCACGGCAGTCAACGGACAGGGCACGAGCTGGCTCAATGCGGTCCAGCCCGGCGACCTTTTCGGCACTCACAAAGGCATTCCGATCCGGATCGCCTCGGTCAACAGCAACACCTCGCTGACGCTGGCCTTCCCTTGGCCGGGCGCTGCGCAAGCCGCCGCCGCTTACGAGATCCAGCTGCTGCCGGACGCGGGGCGCGTGCTTGAAACCACGCGGCAGCTCCTGGAGACGCTGGCCAACGGCAATCTGGCTGCACTTGCGGGAGTGACGAGCGCGGCGGACAGGCTTCCGTATTTCACGGGCGCCGGCGCCGCTGCAGTGACTTCCCTGACGGCATTTGCCCGTTCGCTGCTGGATGAAGCGGACGCTGCGGCGTTCTATGGAACGCTTGGTATTGTGCCGGACAATCAACTGCCGGGTCGCATTCGGAACAATACAACCCTGGCGAGTGACGCAAATGCCATCACGGAGAACGGTTTCTACCGCCTGGCTAACGACGCTCTGAATATACCGGCTGCTGTTACGGGAACGCTCATACACGTAAGTGGCGCATTGGGCGGGGTGCAGATTTTCTCTCGGAATTTTAACGGGGAATTTTGGTCGAGAGCACAAAACGGCAGCGCGTGGGGAGACTGGCAAAAGAGCGTCACATTGTCGACGTTGGTTGGCGCTGTGGCGCAATCTGGCGGCGTCCCAACGGGCGCCGTCATCGAGCGCGGCAACAACGTGAACGGTGAATATGTAAAATATGCAGACGGGACCCAAATGTGCTGGGGAAATACCGTCGCATCATACTCAACTGTATCAGCCCTGATCGGCACTTGGACATACCCGGCCAGTTTCCTCGCGGGACCGTCAATTGGCGCTGTTGTTGCCGCGGATTGGGGCATCACTACCGGAGCACTGACAGCAGCCGGTTACCAGACCTACGGCGGTGCTGCTTTCGCTAGTGTCAGCGCGGGTGCCGCCGGTGTTCGTGTAGGGCGCCTGTCTGGCGCAAACTTCGCCAGCGGCGACTCCGTTAACATTCGCTGCATGGTAACAGGAAGGTGGTTCTAATGAAGATCGTCCTCACTCCTCAGCGCCGTGATGATGCACTTGAGGTGCTGAAATCCGGCGAAGTCCTGACGATCAACGGTGAGCAATTCGATTTCTCCGTTCTGCCGGATGGCGCGGCCATTCCGGCCGGCGAAGTCCCTTGCGATTGGATCGTCGGGCCCATCGAGCGGATCTCGGGGGAATTGCGGCTTACGATGATCCTGCCGCACGGCCCGAACCCTTCACAAGCGGTCGCCTTTCCTGCGCCGGTCGTCGACCCGCCCGATGGGCCGCTCGCCTTGCCCTTCGATCCCCCGCCCGGGCCTGTCGTCGAAGCCGTTGAAAAGGAGCCTGCCGATGTGGACGGTTGATCTGTCTAGGGTGATCACGGCCGAGCAGAAGGCGGCGGAAGCGCGCGCCGCGCTCCAGGCGCAATACTCTGCAGCCATACAAGGGCATCTCGATGCAAAGGCGCGCGAGCGGCAATATGACGGCATCCAGACCGCCATCACCTATCGCGGCGATCCGAACCCGCAGTTCGCGGCCGAGGGAGAGGCGCTGTTCGCCTGGCGATCGGCAGTGTGGACCTACTCCACGGCCGAGCTGGTGAAGGTGCTAGCCGGCGAGCGCGCTCAGCCGAGCGTCGAAGAGTTCATGGCCGAGCTGCCGGCGTTCCAGTGGCCGCAGTTATAGGGACTGGGTCTCTCGCCCATTCTGCAACCGCAATCGCTGAACTGAGCAATGCGGCTGGCAACGCCAGCGCGGCAAGAAATCTGATCACGTTCTTTCGATGAGATCGTCTGCCGTCCCAATCGTAAGACATTGTGTTCGCCTCTTCGTGATCCGGACGACGGCTCCGGCTCGATCATATGGGCACGATATCGGAGGCCGGTCGAGTCAGTTGTTGCGATACTTGTGACCGGAATGCCTCCACCTAAACAAGGCCCGAAAACTGCCGCTGCGTCCGAATGAAAGCGATTGCAGCGGCTTCCAGACTCTTGCACTCCGCCTCGGATCTAAACAGGGCCTCGTCGTCTTTCTCGGCTGAGCATCGAAGGACATCGCGTCGCAAGCACGCGCGCTCATACGCCTCGCACATCTGCAGAAATGCGGGGCTTTGCATCATCCACGTGCTGCGACGCAGATCTGGGGCCGCCAACAGCAGCCGCGATATTCCTGCCTTCTTCACATCCATGCCGGCGCTCGCATTCTCCGCCGAGCTAAGCCGTTCAACGGATGCTCCTAGAAATAGTTCCACCACATAGATCCCGCTTGTCGGGGTTCCAAAGCTCTCAACCCAAAGGAAAATCAGATGGATAAAACCGTGCCTCCCGGCGCGGCGATCCTGCTCGACTTCATCCGTGAAACGGAAGTCGGGCGGCGCGACCGCGCGTCCTATGACGTGATCTACGGCCATAACCAGGGCAAGCTGCCGAAACCGCTCACCGCCATGACTTATGGCGAGATCGTCGATGCACAGGCGAAGTGGTCCAAGCGGTTCGGATCCAGCGCCGCCGGCGGCTACCAGTTCATGCGCGCGACCTTGATCGACCTCTCTAAGGCGATCCCGTCGACCAGCGGCACTGATCTTTTCACGCCCGACCTTCAGGACAGGCTCGGCTACAAGCTACTCGTGCGGCGCGGCTATCCGGAGTTCATCACCGGCAAAATGAGCTTAGTGGAGTTCGGCGAGCGCCTTGCGCAGGAATGGGCATCGCTTCCCGTCCTGGCTCCTACGCAAGGCGGCAAGCTGCGGGTCCGCCGCGGACAATCATACTATGCAGGTGATGGCCTCAATAAGGCGCTGGTGAAGCCGGAAAAGGTCGAAGCGGTGCTGAAAGAGGTCCTCGACGCAGCCCGCCGGCCGCATGAGCCGGTGGAGGAGCCGGAGGCTCGGCCGGTGCCCTTGCCCGTGCCGAAGCCGAGAGCGAAGTCGGTGCGCAAGTCCGGCCGGTTCTGGACCTGGCTGCTGACGGCTGGCGGTACGATCGTCACCGGGCTGAAGGAGCTGAACCTGGTGGCGCTCGATTGGCGGGTGCAGATCGCCATCCTCGTCGCCATCGTCGTCTTCGCCGTTTACGCGATCACCTCCATGCCGGCGGTACGCGATGCCCTGGGGCTGAAGTGATGGTCGACTGGCCTAAGATCCTCGGCGGCGTGCTCGTGCTCGCCGCCATCACCTGGGTCATCGTCGAGATCCGCGAGGACGGTGCCCGATCTATCAAAGACGCGATCGAAAGGCAGAACAATGACGCGGCTTCTCAATCGGACGCTGACCGCAGCGATTATGACCGTTGCCTCGATTGGGGCCGCGTGTGGGACTTCGGCGCCCGCAAATGTCGCGGGGCTGCGCCGGGTCGTCGGGACTGACCTGATCGGCGCGCGCGGCGCGACGCCGGCAGATCAACGGAAGATCGACCGGACCGTCGTCGGCATCTGTGCCGCGGCGGTCTGGACGGAAGGGGAATGCGCTAGACACGGGGAAGGGCGCTGAATGTCGCAGAAATATTCGTCTCTGATCGAGTTGCTCAATGCCTGGTTCGGCGGCGCAGCGACGACCATGATCGGCGCGCTGGTCGGGCGGCTGATGTGGCACACAAACGAAGTCCGGAAGATGCGCCGGAAGTTCTTCGGAAAGGAGCTGCTCTGGGAAATGCCAATCGCCGTCGGCATGGCCTTCATCGGCGAGGCCCTGGCGTCGTGGCTGGCGCTGGAGCAGCCCATGGCAACCGGGCTTATTGCAGCCCTCGCGTACCTCGGGCCGCGGGGTTCCGAGGTTCTGTTCATGCGATGGTTTGCAGCCCGGGTGGAGAAGGGCGGGTGAGCCGGCACTTGCGGCTAGCAACTTTGACGCGTTTACTGTAGGCGTTGCATCTTGTCGAGGATTGCTCATCGGGTGGTGTCATAGTTCATCGTCGCTGATGTAGCCCACTTTTCAGCAGGAAATGCGATGAGCAAAGATGTTAACGAAGCCTTCGAGATACTTATTGGTTGGCTGAAGCATTCCGAGGCGGAAACGGAGGCAGCCGCCTCTCACCGCCGTAGCATAGAAGCGCGATTAAGTGCAGATTTCGAGATGACCAGAATGTTCCGTTCGGGCTCATATGGCCACGGCACAAGTCTGAGCAGCATTAGTGACATTGATTACTTCGCAGTGATACCCACGAGAAACCTCAAGCAGGACTCGGGGGCGACCCTTAGGAGTGTAAAGGAGTCCCTGGTTGGCCGTTTTCCGAACACGGGTATTTATGTCGATAGCCCTGCTGTCGTCGTTCCATTTTCAGGCGGAGCTCAGCGTCATGAGATAATTCCGGCTGACTACGTGGGAAGCGAGAATGGCTACAATGTTTACGAAATACCCGACCGTCTTGGCGGCTGGATGAAGTCAAGCCCGAGCGCCCACAATGCTTGGGTAAATGAAGCCAACAAAACCCACAACGGTAAGCTAAAGCAGCTCATCCGCCTCGTGAAATACTGGAACCACGTCAAGAAGGTGGGCTTGCGCTCGTTCTATATCGAGCTTCGCCTGACAGAGTATGCAAAAGGCGAGAGTTTCCTCTCATACAAGTACGACGTCAAAGGTGCATTGGCGCACCTCTCAAGTAAGGCACTCGCTGCAATGCAGGATCCACAGGGTATTTCAGGATACGTTTACCCTTGTTCAAGTGCGATCAAGGAAGACGCCTTGTCAAAGGTAAACACTGCGCTCACCCGAGCCCGCAACGCTTTGGAAGACGAAAAGGCGGGGGGAGTACGGGCTGCTTTTGAATGGTGGGATAAAGTTTTTGGCGGGAATTTCCCGTCGTATTATTGAGTGAGAACAATGGAACGAAAAGACCCCGTCGGGGAAAAATACTACAAGCCACTCGGCGTAGCGGAAAAGATTTCCGGCTGGCTGTTTTGGGTTAGTGCGACGCTGTCGATTTTGACGATCTTAGTCGATGCGAAGCCATGGGGTGAGATTCTAACAGTCACTTTTGTGGTTATGGTGATTGCAAATTTTGTGGCGGGGTTCCTAATCCGGCTTTGGCTGGCGCCGCGCGCGGAAGAACAAAGACGCCTTGACCTATTGTCCAATTCTTATGCAGTCAATCTGACGCACGAAAATGCAATCGGGTATTTTAACAACAGCGAGAAGAACCCAATACGTAGGCTTGCTTTGTCCGTCATGGAGAGTAGCTTCTTCACATCAAAAATATTAGGCGAAATGTTGCGGTTGGAGCGTGCAAAAATAGCACTTTATTTTGTGTTTTGGATTTCTTGCATTTCGATACGTACAGCAGATCTTTCTTGGGTTGTTGTTGCAACTCAGGCTCTGTTTAGTGAGGAAATAATTGCGAAGTACCTCCGAATGGAATGGTACGCGCGGCGGTGCGAGGCCGTTTACACGAAGCTGCACCGCCTCATCACTACGACCCGGGTTCTCAACAATAGCCGGTGTCACGCTCAGGTTCTCGAAAATTTCTCCGAATATGAGGCCACTAAGGCGCGAGCTTCAATTGGGCTGTCGGAGCGGATTTTCAATAACCGCAATTCATCGCTTTCCGATGAGTGGAACGTGATTAGGCGATCGCTGGGTTTAGAGTAACGAGACGGTTCTTCTGCTTAGAGCAACAAGGTCTTTGACTCCAGGGGCAGAAGTGTCATGCGCTCGGCCGGGTACGGCCGCTGCAGCGTTCTGGCATCCTTCCAATCGGCCGTCAGCCACAGCTCGATTTCCTCCGGCTCGGTGAGGATGACAGGCATCGCTTTCGGATGGATCGGCTTGACGACCGAGTTGGCCTCACAGGTGAGAAAGGCGAACAGCTCGTGCTCGCCGACCCTCGGGTTCTTCATCGAGCCGCGGGCGCCCTTCCATGGCGTCCAGATACCGGCGAAAAAGGCGAGGGGCTGCTTGTCGTTGATGGCGAACCAGCGGTCGGTCTTCTTCGGCTTCGTGTCCTCGTATTCGCAGAAGGCCGTCCACGGCACCAGGCAGCGGTTCTTGACGCCGGTCCAACCGCGCCAATGTGGGGAATCCAGGTTGCGGATGTTGGTGACGCCATAATCCGGCCTGCCATTGGTGACCGTGGGCGGGGACGGCATGCCTCACGTCAGATTGATCAGCTCGCGCTCGCCATCGGCATTGTTGCGGATCACCGGCCCCGGCTTGTCCGGAAACACTTCCGTTGTCGGGTTAGCCCGGTTGGTGATGTCGCTATGCGGCCGAGCCGCATGCCAAAGCTCGTCAAATTCGACTTCTATGCGGTACCGATTGCACATCCACCCACTCCGAATCGCGGTCGATCCTGCCGAGCCGCCAACCATTGTTGCTCTTGTTTCCGCAGCGCGAACATCGGAGCTTCGACCGTAGCTCGTCAAGGGTGCGCTGGCTACCGAACCTCGAGGCGATGTCCCATCGGTTCACCCAATTGCGAAAGTCACATGCGGCGCAGCGCGCGCCAAGGATCTGTTCTTCGGTGAGGTCGGCAAGCCGCAGATGGCCTATACCGTCCGGATAGGCTCCGCGGGTGTCGGGTTCCAGATCAATGCCGCGACTGTGCCTCATGGCGCGACTTCCATTCCGGCTGATGCTCGGAGCAGAACCAGTGTGGCTCCGCCCGGCCGACGGCGAAGCCGAAGCTGCCCCATCTGGTGCAGCCCGGGTGCTCGCAGTAGTGGACATATGGCCCGGGTTGGTAGTGAGGCTTTGCGCCCAGTTCATCACTCATCCGGATCGCCTCCTCGTCCTTCTGAGCTATGGCGGCTCGCTTGGGCTTCAAGGTTGGGGTGACCTCGACCGGCGCCAAACTGCTGCTCGAACGCCATTTCCCAATTCGGATGGCATGAGGTGCTGACGTGCTTCAAAGGCTCGAAATGGTATCGCGCCAGCAGGGCGGCCGAGATTATCCGCGCCATTTCCTTGCGCGCCCTTTCTGCTTTCAGCCGGTCACGGTCGCAGGCGGCCCGCCGCAGTTCAAGCGGGATCGAGTAGAGCGTCTGCGTTACAAATGGCGCGATCGCTGGAGACCGCAGCACCGTCTCGACGTTGAATATCGCAAAGGCCCCGAAGGATTCGGCAATTCCCTTGGCGAGTTCCTGAACGCCGCGCACCTCGATGGGACGGCGATACTGATCGAGGCCGGCATAAGCCCGCCTCTGGTGCGCAGGCATTACCGCAAGATCAACTTCAATCGCGGTTCCTATCTCATCGGCAAGTGTTCGCATGACGCGCGTCTTTCTAGTTTTCGCCCCGGATTGATGAAATGGCGCCGCATCGCCGTCGAATGTTCCTAATATGTTCTCTCAGCCGAAAGAGTCAATTCGGCTTTTCGCAAGCCTGTGCGTTAATGGCCTGATGGCCAAAGCATCCTCAAAGAAGCGGCGCGAGATCGCTCCGACCGATCCCATGCCGGCGCGCGTCGATCCCTGCCTAGCAACGCTCGTTGACAAGCCGCCGAAGGGGTCGGACTGGGCCTATGAGGTGAAGTGGGACGGATATCGGCTGGCCGTGCACATCGAGGCTGGCCGGGTGATTGTGCTCACGCGCGGCGGCTACGATTGGACAGAACGCTTTCCCACGATTGTCGACGACGCGCGGCGGCTCGCCGTGAAAACGGCCATCCTCGACGGGGAGGCGGTCGTTCTCGACGACCAGGGCCGGTCGGACTTCGGGATGCTCCAACGGGCGCTCGGGCGCTTGCCTTCGGCGGTCGAAGCAGGCGCCATCGTCTTCTATGCCTTTGACCTCCTCTATCTCGACGGCCGTGATCTGCGTCGGCTGCCGCTGCGCGAGCGTCGGCGATTGCTTGAGCCGCTCGTCGCCGGCCGGGAAGGGGCGGTTCGGCTCTCGGAGGAAGTGCAAGCTGACGGCGACGAGTTCTTCCGGGTCGCCTGCGCGCACGGTCTCGAGGGCATCATCGCCAAGCATGTCGAGAAGCCGTACAGGAGCGGCCGCGGCGAGTGGTGGCAGAAAATCACGTGCAAGCGCCGAGATAGCTTCGTGATCGTCGGCTTCGAGCCCTCGACGGTGCCTGGTCATCTCGGTCGGCTGCTGCTCGCCGCGCGCCAGGGCGACGACCTCATCTACGTCGGCGGCTGCGGTACCGGCTGGTCACATGAGCTTTCGCGAGAGCTTCGGGATCTGCTCGAAGGGATGGCGACGAAAACGCCGGCCGTGAACCTGAGGCGGAAGGGCGCCGTCTTCGTCGAGCCGGTGCTCGTCGCCGAGGTCGAGTATCGCGCCTGGACAGACGATGGAAAGCTCCGCCATGCATCCTTTAAGGGGATCAGGAAGCGAGAGGACGAAGCGAGCGTGTTCGATATGGCATCGCTTCGCGTCTGATACTTCATTCTGCTTGAAGAGTTTGGCCGGAGGAATTTTCCTCCGGCCATTATGCTGCCCGGCTACGGGTGGTCGCGGCTAAGCCGCAACGGCGGGTTCTGATTGGCGTCGTCCCCGTCTGACAATCCAGAAGGATCATTGTCACACCCGCTGCCTGCGCAGGCGCCCGGCGTGTGCCAGAAAAAACGGTCCATTACAATGCAAGAGAATTTTCAGTTCACGGCCGTTCGGCCTGTGTCCCCGCCCGCGGCGTACCTGGGCGGCAAAAAACAGTTGGCCGCCCGTGTTGCGTCCATGCTCGAGCAAATTCCGCATTCCCTCTATGCCGAGCCCTTTGTCGGCATGGGAGGCGTATTTCTGCGTCGTTCGCTGATCCCGAAGGCGGAGGTGATCAACGACCGGTCCGGTGACGTGATTACGCTGTTCCGCATCCTCCAGCGGCACTATCCTCAGTTCATGGAGGTGATGAAGTTTCAGCTCACATCCCGGCGCGAATTCGAGCGGCTGGCCGCAACCGACCCGTCGACATTGACCGATCTGGAGCGGGCGGCACGTTTTCTTTATCTGCAGCGCCTAGCTTTTGGCGGCAAGATCACCGGCAGGTCGTTCGGCGTGGATACAATGGGGCCGGCGCGGTTCAACATTGGCCGCCTTGGCATCTTGCTCGAGGAAGTGCACGAGCGGCTAAGCGGAGTCGTAATTGAAAATCTCGACTGGCGCGATTTCATAGACCGGTATGATCGACCTGGCGCTCTGTTCTACCTCGACCCGCCGTACTTCGGAAACGAGGGCGACTACGGAAAGGAGGCGTTCACGCGAGAGCGGTTCAAAGAAATGGCGGAACGGCTGGGAACGATCAAGGGGCGATTTCTGATCTCACTGAATGATCGTCCAGAGGTGCGGGAGATATTCTCGGCGTTCCGGATCGCCCGCGTAGACCTCACATACACGATCGCAGGGGGAGCCGGAAAGGAAGTGGGTGAGGTAGTGATAATGGACGGGAAGGAGCCCACGGTAGCGAATTTGCCGATCGCCTAGAGGTCCCTTTCTAGAGCGTTACATTCCATCCTCTTGCACGACCTAAAAAGAAAAGGCCCTCCTGCTTTTGCAAGAGGGCCTTTCCCTTAGAATAGTCGCCCGAAGAATAGACCGATTGAAATCAGGCTGATTCGAAGATCAAAACCCAATCGAAGCGTCTTCGTCGACTGGCTGGCTTCGAGAACCAAAGAAGCGTGCATACGCATCTCCTATCTCATGTGCGGAAGCCCTTATTGAGCCGCGACCCGCACGCCAGACTTTGTTGAGGGAATTTCCGATTTAGCAACAGCCTAGGAGGCCCCCTCAAGCACGCGGCTGTCTCGCGTTAACGTTTATATGGCAGCAGCGATATCCGCGTTCAAGGGGTAAGTCGCGTGTCTGCAGCGGGCCAATGTACCCGTAAGGCCGCCGTTTTACTGATACTCGACGCACTCTCCTGAAGGTTTGTCATCTGCCGTTCCATTTGGCATAGAGACATCTTGGGCACCAAGAGGGTTTTCTGATGCGATTTTTGCCTCCGGACGACAACATTGTTCTTTATGAACAGGGATTTGATGCAGATCTTCTTGGCAGAGAGACAGCCGGGAAAAATCTCTCGGCTTTACTTGAACGAATCGAAGACCCCTTGGTGGTCGCCTTAGACGGACCGTGGGGAACCGGCAAAACGTACTTCCTGAAGCGATGGGTCGGATCCCATCAATCCCAAAATGGAGGTGCTGCCACGACAGTTTACTTTGACGCCTTCGCGCATGACTACCTAAGCGACCCACTTGTAGCCCTCGTCGGTGCGCTCGGTGATCGGGTACCTGTCAGCAAGCAACCGAAACTGAAAAGGGTCCAAAAAGCCGCCATCAAGTTCATGAAACCGCTTGCTCGTATGGGTCTGGCCGCCGCGTCTTTCGGAGCGACCGAAGCGCTCAATGACTTGGGAGACGTGGTCACAGAGGTCGTTAAGGACGAGGCGTCTGCGGCCCTGGACGACTTCTGGGAGCGTGAGGCCGGGCGGAGGGCTGCTATGGAAGAGTTTAGGGCAGCAATAACGTCGCTCATTGTTACAGGAGGTGGTGCCGTTTCGCCGTTGATCATCGTTATTGACGAACTGGACCGCTGCCGACCGGATTACGCATTAGAGGTCTTGGAGGTCATCAAGCACTTTTTTTCAGTACGTCATGTCCACTTCATTCTAGGGGTGAACCTAAGTGCCTTGGAGAATAGCGTCAAAGTCCGATACGGAGATGGTATCGATGCCGGCGCATACTTAAAGAAGTTCATTAGCTTGAGCCTAAATTTACCTGACACGGTAGGAAGAAACCGGGACGGCACGAAGGCGATCATTACCTATGCCGAGTATTTGGCTGAGACAATGGAGATCCCGGAACCCGTTACAAAGGCCCTTATCGAGCATCTCGCGATTATCTCGAAGGTCAACAATGTGTCGATCCGTGACGTCGGAAAGATAATGTCGGTCCTTGCCCTTCTGCCGGAGGAGGCAACGAAGCCAAACGTTTTCTTTGGATGGCGCGAGGTAATGCTTACACTCGTGGTGGCACGGGTAATTAGGCCTCAGTTCTACGGCAAATTCCTGCGCTGCGACATTAGTGCCGATGAAATCGCGGAATATTTTGGAACGACTGAGTCATCACGCACCAGACAAATCAATGGTGTCAGTAATGATGAGTACGATCACCCCTCTTATATCCGGCACTTAGCATGGCTCTATCTTCGCAACGAAGGAGATTTGGGCGACAATGAAGACGGCAGGCATATTGTGAAATACTTCGACGATTACGGCCGTCTTGGAAGACCGAGGGAACTCCCGATGCGGGTGTACAGCCTTTGGCTCGACTTGTTTCGGATACCTTAGTGTGCCCCCGGCCGCCGCCGGCTGCGAACCTGCCTGTTTCTTGACTGGCGATGCTAGTGGGAGGGTAGTGACAGCTGGCTGGGGCGTCGGCTATGTTGCAACCTCAAGATCTAGAGCCCGCCGGGTGCAACGTCGATGCTACTGCGAAAGCAAATGTCAGACACCTCAACACTGAACGATTCGACAAAGACAAAGTTGGGCGGGAGTGCGCTCACACCAATCCTCTTGATGACTGGCACGGTGGCGACGTTCACGACGGGTCTGTACATTAAGGGCGTAGGCTGGCCGGCGCATGTTGGGCTGGTCTTCACCGGCGGGCTGCTTCTCTTCTTCCTCCGCGTCTATTGGCACTTGTTACAGAATGACCCGAACCGTCTCCATTCGGAACATCATATCCAGCGGATGAGATCCATGGATCTGATGGGGGATAATCTGATCGGGCCAGCTATATCTACGACCTTCACCGCAACTGGAAATCCCGCGCTGGAAAGCATTGATGAGCATAGATAAAAGCAACGGTATCAATTGCCACCTCGTCTATGGGCTATACGAGGGCGTCAACGTTCCAGCCTTCCAACGCTATCTGCTCGATAGCGTGGACATTTTGTCCTACTGGAACCATTTGCCTCTGATCTACCTCGTCAAGACGCGACTCACTCCGCACGAATTGACCACGAAGCTCATCCCCTTTTTTAACAACAAGCTCTTCATTGTAGCCGAGATCAACGTCGAGAATGTCGGTGGGTGGTTGCCCGCTCCTGCCTGGGAATGGTTCCGGTCGCCGGCGCCATTGCAGAAATCTGCCCCGCAGACTCGGACTCTTTTCGGTGGTCTGCTGGCTACTCCAAAGACATAAAACCGCCTTTTCAGGCCACAAGCGCCCGAACGAGAGCTGGGGGGATTGTTTGAGACGGCCCAGCGCTACCATTCTTGGTTCGCCAGAAACCGAGAACATTTGTTGAACTGCGTTGGCTAACCAATCCGGTAGCCAATTGATTTCGCTCGATCTTTGTAGGCCCTCCGGGACCGCCACTACTGTTTCGCTGGCGCGACAACATCCAGCCATTTCCAGCTTTCGTATTTGTCACCGCGCTGCTTGATGTGCGAGTAACGTTTGAGCGAGTTCCATGACCGGTGTCCGGAGACGGTAGCGACGTGCGGAATATTCCAGCCGAGCTCGAATAGCCGCGAAACGCCTTCGTGACGCAGATCGTGGAAATGCAGATCCTCGATACCAAGGAGGCTGCACGCCCGCGTGAAGGATGCGCTAATGCTCCTCGCTTCGTGGGGGAAGATTTCTTTTGCCTTCGTGCGTCGCATGGCGCCGATGATGCGGATCGCCTCGGGCGGAAGGTCGCACCACACATCGTTGCCGATCTTCTCGCCGGGGTTCTTCATGTCTCTGACGAGGACGCGCTTGTTTTCCTCCTCGTAGTCGGACCAGGTAATGCGGGAAATCTCTTCCTGACGGCGGGTCGAGAAGATCGCGAACGCGATCAGCCGGCGCATGGGGATATGCGCTGCATAGCGTGTCTCTCGATCGCTGTAGTGCTCCATCAGCCTGTCGAGCTCCTCCAGCGTCGGGCGCCGATCGCGCTGTGTTGATTTCGCGATCAGGCCCAGACGCTTCAGCACGACCTGGGCATCCTCCATTGCCGAATAGTCCAGATCGATCTTCCACGCCGGTCGTGCGATTGCGAAAATGCTGGACAGATGGGAAATGTAATTGCCAACCGTTTGAGGCTGTCTCCCTTGTGATAGCTCCTTGGCGAATTCGACGATCTCTGCGCTGCCTATATCCTTGCAATCCATCTTGGCGATCTCGAACTCTTCCTTGACCTTTTCAAGAACCTGCGATTTCGTGCGCCCGATCGTTTTCTTGCTATCTTTAATGTAGCGATCGATCGCGTCAGCTAGGGTCGATTGAGGTTCTTTCAATCTTTCAAGGGCGCCTGGTTCTCGGAGTTCTGTTTCCCTCTTCTTGATCCACGCGGTCGCGGCGGCCTTGCGCTCAAACGTCTGTGCCTCTGAATGAATGACTGCCTTGTCTCGCTTTAGCCGGATCTGCGCTGTATAAGATTTCTTCCCGTTTTTGCTTTTTCGCTCGGTTATGGTGCCCATATGAGTGCTACACGCCCTTATTGAGTGCTACGATGTAGCACTAGCATGACTAAAACGGGCGAAAAAGGCCGAAAATAAGAGCAAACCAGACATGAACGTAAAGGCTCAACCAGCTGAAATGGCGACAAAATTCGGGTATTTCAATGCCCCCGTTTTCGCCGTGGCGCCTATGATCGATTGGACCGATCGTCATTATCGGTTCTTCGCGCGCCAGCTCTCGAGCCATGCTCTGCTCTATACGGAAATGATCGTCGCGGATGCGATCCTGCGCGGCGACCGGGAAAAGCTGCTCGGCCACGACGCCTCGGAACATCCGGTCGCCCTGCAGCTCGGCGGCAGCGATCCGGCGAAGATGGCGGAGGCGGCGCGGATCGCCGAAGGTTTCGGCTACGACGAGATCAACATGAATGTCGGCTGCCCGTCAGACCGGGTGCAGTCCGGCACCTTCGGCGCTTGCCTGATGCAGGAGCCGGCGTTGGTCGCCGACTGCATCGCGGCGATGAAGGCGGCGGTCAAGATTCCCGTCACGGTCAAATGTCGCATCGGCGTCGACGATCAGGATCCGGAAGTAGCACTTCGCGACCTCGTCCAGCGTGTCAAGGATGCCGGAACGGATGCCGTCTGGGTGCATGCGCGCAAGGCATGGCTCAAAGGGCTGAGCCCGAGAGAGAACCGCGAGATTCCGCCGCTCGATTATGGCCTCGTACACCGGCTCAAGGCGGAAAATGCGAATCTTTTCATCGGTCTCAATGGGGGTCTTCAAAGGCTGGATCAGGCGCTATCCCACCTCGATCCGCTGTCGCTGCCGACGCGAGCCACCGGGACCGGGGCAGAGGCGGCGTGCGGTGCTCCTCTCGACGGCGTGATGCTCGGCCGTGCGGCCTATCACGACAGCGGCCTGCTGACGGCCGCCGACGGCTATTTCGTCCACCCGCTGACGGGGGCCGAGCCCATGCCGGTCGATCGCGACGGCTTTTCCGATCATGACCATAAACTGTCGCTGGATTTCTGGTCCGGGATCCGTGACGCCATGGCGGACTATGCCGCCGCGCATATCGAGAATGGCGGCCGGCTGATCCACGTCACGCGGCATATGGTCGGGCTCTTCCAGGGCTGGCCCGGCGCGCGGCGCTATCGTCAGATACTCTCTACCGAGGCCACCCGCAAGGACGCCGGTCCGCAAGTGATCCATGCTGCCTTCGACGCGGTGTTCGAGGCGGTAACGGCAAGGCAGGCGGCAGAGTAGCTCGACTGCGGCGCGAGTCTCCTCCGCCGGCGAGGGGAAGGTGGGCGGCAGGCCGGATGGGGCGCTCTCCAACGAAAAACGGCGCCTCTTGCGAAGCGCCGCTCTTCAAGCTTTGTCGAACACCAGGCTTAGAGAGCCTGGAGGTTGACGGCCTTCGGGCCCTTGCCCATGCGATCCGGCTCCGTGTCGAAGCTGACCTCCTGGCCATCGTTCAATGTGGTGAGACCTGCGGCCTGGACAGCGGTGATGTGGACGAAAACGTCCTTCGAACCGCCTTCCGGCGTGATGAAACCAAAACCCTTGTCCTGGTTGAAGAATTTGACGATGCCTTTGGTGGCCATGGAAGAAGTCCTTTTCCTTCAGTCTGTCTTTGCCGCAACCCTGCGCTTCAATATCACGCATCGGTTGCTTTAGGTAGTGTGTCCGCGCCCCCGGGAGGAAGCGAACGTGTCGTCTTCAGCGAAATGCGCTGAAAGGCGTCGAGTGGTCACGATATCGGGGAAAAGACGTCTACGATGCCGCTTGCGGCTGTCCCGGCGTCAAGCCAGGCTCAAAGCGAAAGTCCAGTCTCCGGGATTGAAAACGCCCGAACAGAGATAGGATTGGCAGTATTCCGCGAAAAAGGCAAGGGGGAGTTCTTGCGACCTCGCACCTGCGGCGATGCCTTATGCCGAAGCGCCGGCGTGACCTCTCGGTGCCATCTGCCGCAGGACGAATGTCGTGGATTGCTTCGTTTGACCACATTTTCGTCGCGGCACTGGATCACGATGTTTTTAGGTCGGGTCGACCTAAAAACATGAACGTGATCGATACCAATAGTTTAAGCGGGATGCGGGCGGAAAATCGCACACACTTTTCCTCATCCCGCTCTAAGGTCTGTTGAGATTGATCCTAGGAAACCTATCGGAGGACTGCAATCTCTCCTCCTCCTCATCTCTGTGCTCGTCACAGAGATCCAGCAGCGCCGCGTCTGCGGCGCGGGAAGAGTTCTTTCAGCCCAAGGACTTGGTCTGGCTGGATCCCTGTGACGAGCACAGGGATGAGGAGATCGAACAAGCCGTGGCAGGTATCCCGAATCTCAACAGGCCTTAGGTTGACCTGCGCTCTCCCTACGGGCCTCGCGGGCTTGCTGCTGCCGCGGCGAACCGGTAGGTCTATACCGGAGACGAATATGCGAGTTGACGATGAGCAGGTGGCCGGCGTGATCGATCCCTATGCCCTCCTTGGAATTGAGCGCGACGCCGACGAACGGGCGGTCCGGACGGCCTATCGCCGGGCGGTGAAGACCGCGCATCCCGACCGCGGCGGTGATGCCGAGCAGTTCGGCAAGCTGCAGGCGGCCTACGACCTCCTGAAGGACCCGGTGCGCCGCAAAGTCTACGATGACACCGGCTACGATCCGCAACTCGCCGACCCGAAAGACCTGAAGGGCCTGATGATGCTGGAGACGCTCGTCAACGATTTCATTCTCGACGAGCGCGAGCCCGGCAGTTTCGATCCGGTCGCGGCGATGCGGCGCAAGCTCTCAGACGACATCGTCAAGAACCGCTTCCACATTTTGGAACTGGAACGCCACCGCTCCCGCGTGCGCAAGCATCTCGACCGCCTCGGCCGGCGGCCCGAGACAGACGTGCTCGGCTCCATGCTGCGCGCCCGCAGCCAGTCGATCGCCGAGGCGATCAGGAACGCCGAAGCCCAGATCGAGGCGATCGAGCAGGCCTACACCATGCTCGAGGGGTATTCCTACGAGTTGGAAGCGGTGGAGGCGAAGGCGCGCGCGGCGGAGTAGAGCAGGGTGCCGTCGGTCCATGCCAGGGTAACCGCTCGTTGGAGCACTTCCACTATGAAATAGGTTTCCGTGCGGCCCGTGGCTAGCTTCAAAGCTGGATGCTCGCGGCAACGCATCGGGATCTGCACGCATGTGATGCGAGTGGTCAGGGCGCGAACGTCGTGCCGGCTATGAAAAGCCGGCACGACGTTCTGGTCATTTGCAGTCGACGCGGTCGAGCGCTCTCAGTGGCCCGACCTCCCGCCATCGCGGTGATCGCGACCTGGTCACTGGTTACCTTTGAGGCCGCGATCTTGGTTGCCTTTGCCGTTGTCCCGGTTGTCCTGGTTACCCTTGCCGTTGTCCTGGTTGCCCTTGCCGTTGTCCTGGTTGCCCTTGCCATGGTCATGGTTACCCTTGCCGGGGTCTTGGTTACCCTTGTCGGGGTCTTGGCCACCGCCGCCGCCGGGATCGCCGCCACC